AAGTCTGGTAATGGTTATGCAATCATTCGTTTCCTTCCAGAACCAGAAGGATGTGATCTTCCTTGGTCAAGAGTTTATACACACGCATTCCAAGGACCAGGTGGTTGGTTTATTGAGAACTCTCTAACCACATTAGGACAGAAAGATCCTGTCTCTGAGCATAACTCACAGTTGTGGAACTCTGGTTCTGATGCTAATAAGGATATAGCACGTAAGCAGAAGCGTAGGTTATCATATTACAGTAACATCTATATCGTTAGCGATCCTGCTAACCCTGAGAACGAAGGTAGAGTATTCTTGTACAAGTATGGCAAGAAGATCTTTGATAAGATTCAGGAAGCAATGAAGCCTGAGTTCGCAGATGAGACAGCAATCAATCCATTTGATTTCTGGGCAGGTGCAAACTTCAAGTTGAAGATTCGCAGAGTCGAAGGTTATCAGAACTATGATAAGTCTGAGTTCGATAAGGCAAGTCCTCTCTTTGATGATGACGATAAACTAGAAACGATCTACAATAAGTTGTATGATCTGAATGAGTTCACTGCACCAGATAAGTTCAAGTCTTATGATGCACTTAAGACTCGTCTTGAGAATGTTCTTGGTTTAAATCAACCAGTCAAACGTCCTTCTTTTGATGAGGAGTTGAGTGGTGAGGATAATGATCGTGGATCATTTGAATCAGCAGCACCAAGTCGTGTTCCTGAACCAGTGGCACAGACTTCTACAAGTGAAGAGGAGGATGATTCCCTTCAGTACTTTGCTAATCTAGTTAATAACTAATATACACAAACCCCTCCTAGTGAGGGGTTTTTTTATACCCCAGTGGCGTTTGGATTATATGCTGCTTTAGTTGTTCTATTGATATACTGTGAAGATGTTTCGTATTTCATTATATTTCTCATATCTTTTACGAATGTTGATAAGTATTGTGGTTTTAATAATTTAATAGTTCTTTTACTGTCATTTTTTCTAATCTCATAGTCTTCATTTGTAACTGCAACCGTAGGATTAACTGTATATGTTGTATTTGATATGCTATATGTGAATGTGAATTCTTTATCTACTTCCAATCCACTTCTAAGAAGAATTCGAGTGAAGTTGTCTCTTATTTCAGTTGTTTCCCAGTGATTAATTTCATTGAGTTTTTCTACGGAACCATATTTTTCTAACATATAATCATATAAATCATTGTTACTTAGTGGCCATTCATTCCTCACGTTCATAATATTATTTGTTATTAATATAACCCAATCCAATTCTGGATCACCATAAATGTCCTGTGCAACAACATCTGGTCTAGTATTTTCTGGTATTTGGTAGTAAGTAAATCCTGTAATTGCCTGGTCAATATCAGTTCTTAATTTTGCTCTTTTAAATATATTTTTAACAGTGATTCTTTCATCATTGTTTCCAGTCTTAGGTAAAAGAGAGACATAAGATATGTCTGGTAATTCTTCGAAGTATGCCATTAGTATCCTACCTCATTGATTCCTATTGGATAAAGATCACCTTGATCATCAGTATATGTTGGATTCTCATTAAATACTCTACCTTCAACAATTTTATTTTGATAATCGGTATCGTATATAGGTTCTAGTTCTTGGAATCTTAGTGCCATTATTGTACTGACTGGTTGACCTTCTTCATATGCAGACCATACACCATCAGGAGTATAGTTAATAGAACATCCAGTACAAGCACAAGTTTTAATTCTATTTAAACCTTCCATATTTTGGTCTTGGTTAGTCTTATATTGAACATGGAATACATTTGGTGTACCTAAGTATACTGAAGAGTCTCCAGCAGAACCGTCCATCTTTCTAGCAGCCATTCCTTGTTTGAAGAATCTAATTATATTTTTTATTATTCTTGCTTCATCCTCATCTCTTGGTGTCATTTTCCAGTTGAATGAAAAACTTCTAAGTGCAGGAGATTGAAATAGTAATTCCATATTTGCATTTGGAATGACACCATATCCTCTTGCTAGTATTGCTTCGGGAGATACTTGTACTCCAGCAGATGATAGGACTTTAGAAGATAATGTTGAGTTTAATAGTACTCCTCCAGCACCCTTATATACACCTTTTAATTTATTTCCAAGATCTTGCCAACCTTCTTTGGTATCCAGATTAAGGTTCCCTTTCAATTGTTGTTCGCCAAGTATACCTGCTATTGCACCAAGACCAGCAAATCCCTTTAGGCTACCAGCAGCAGCACCAAGAGCAGCACCACCTAGATTGTTCATCACACCTGCTGTCATTGCAGCAGATAGATTATTCATACTATCTGATCCCCAATTTACATTATTACTATCACTTATATCTGTGGGCATTGGTAATTTTACCATACCTAAGTATTTTTCTAATGGTGTAGTTCTTTGCAAACCTTCTGTTACTATATTTGTAAATTCTTTTACACCAAAATTTTCTTTACCTCCACCTGTAAATGTGTTTCCTCTTGGTGGTCTGTATGTGTATTGTGTGATGCGAACGTGGTCTTGATTAAATCCACTTTGTCTGTTGCTGTATAGTGCATCTTGAGGATAGTTTAATGGTCCTCTTCTCATCAATTCTTTTATTGTATGTTCTGTTATGTTTGAGAATTTATTTTTTAATAATTCTTTATCTATACTCCATTCACTAGTGAAATCTTGAATTGTAGAAGTTATAGATGATATACCAGTAGTAACATTATCTTTTATTACATCCAGAACACTTGTTCCAGTTGTAGTCACTTCAGCTTCTGGATATGGATTAACTGAAGCATTAGAAGTTCCACCTGAGTTCTTGAATGCGGTTGCTATATCACTTTTTATATCCTTTACAACTTCTGCACTTCCTGAAGAAAATTCTTCCTCACCTGCTTTAGTCATAGTTCCATTTTCAAATACAGTAATGAATTGTGGTCCAACCTTTTGCAATGAATGATCACCATTGGCAGCATCATAGAAAAGAACATATTCTTTACCGTTATATTTTTTTGTGCTTATTTTTTCTTGCATTAAGGACTATCCCAAACTGTTTCTGGTGACACGTTACCATATTTATTAACAAACTTTTCAGTAACTAGCATTGCAACGTCAGCCCACTCTTTAGAATCCTCTGGGACAATTAATAAACCATCCATATTAGTAATGAAATACCTATGTAATGTTTTATCTGGTAATCGAGCTTCTCTTTTATTTATCAGGGAACCAGCAATTGATGATCTTATGTCTGGATTGTAGTAGTGTAGGTTCGCACCAAGTATGTGATCTAGTTTAATATCCAGTATGTATGCTAGTGGTCTTTTATCCCACCACGGGTACTTATCACCGAATGCTGCACCATATGAGAAGTAACATAACTCACCTACTTGTGGGAATCTTTCTTCCGATACTGCAGACAATTCCATATATAATTCATTGGCAAACCAGTCTGCATCAGTACCAGCAGTTGTCCTGGATTTTTCTAATATTCTTCCACCAATAGTGGTATCATTAGATAACTCCAGTTCCCTTGCAGCATCTCTTTCTCTTCTTTCTTTGAGTGTTTTTCTTGGCATTATTTGATACCTAGATCATCTTCTGTCATAATTTTGAATTCGTAGTTTCTATCCTTACAAAATTCTCTTGCTGCTTTCCACTTTGCTTGGTTGATTGCCCAGTTTCTTACAGAATATGCCCACGATTTTGTTCTCTTCTTTGGATTTGTGGGTGGCATCTTTGTTTCTTTCTTAGGTTTCACTTCAACAACCATAGTTCTTAATCTTTTTTTACTATCTTTGTATTTAATTAAGAAGTCTGGAAAGTATCTATGTACTCTATTGTCTAGAGGAGATACGTATGGAATAAAGAATTCTTCTGACTGCCATTCATTAACACTTTCATTCAAGTCACAATAATTCATAAACTTTCTTTCCCAAAGTGACCTATAAACTATATTTGTTGGGTCGCCTTTGTACTTTCTTGGGTATCTTGGCCGATATTTACCATTATATGACATACATAGTATAGTATAACTAAGTCAAGAGTATTTAGATGGGATCAGCGTCTAATAGGGTAGATCCACTATATTTGAAAGTAGCTACTCCTAGAGTTACTGATAGTGGTAGAAATGCATTACCTTCGGCAAAGGATTTGTTCAAAGGTCTTTCTGTTTCGAGTCAATTTAAAATATCATTACATCTTAATAGGAATGTTACTGGAGCAAATAATTTAGATGGTCATTTAACACGTAGTGGAATCTTTGATGACTATTCTTCTAGTAGTATGTCTTATGATTTCTTTGCATCAGAAGCAATACTTCCTGGAGTAAATTTTGATATGACTGAGCAACCAGGATCATATCAAGGTATGTTGGAGTATATGCCTACCAGAAGAGTATGGCCTGATTTTGAAGTAACCTTTTACATAGATGATCAGTATAATATCCTTCGTTTATTTGAAGAGTGGGTTAATTATATCAATCCATTGTACAGTGTTAATGGTCAATATAGCGGTGGTTCAAATGCACAAGATGGTATGGTAGATACCAATTCTTATTATAAACTTAGATATCCTGGAAAGTATAAGAGAAAAATAAGTATTACTAAATTTGAAAGATCCTTTTTTAATAATCCAAATAGTTCTAGTAGTACTGGAAATGCTCAACCATTATTATCTTATCAATTAATTGATGCATTTCCTAAACAGGTTACTGCAGTTCCTGTAAGTTATGATGGTAGCACATTATCAAGAGTAACAATTATATTTGGATATACCAGATATATTACTGTTAAAGATAATGGTGGTAAAACATCAACTTATTCTGGTACTAATAATATTGCTACTAACAGTAAGGTTTATATGCCTACACAAGCCATAGTAACTCAATCTAAAGCACAAAGAGCATTAACTGAAGGTGCTCCACAAAGGAAAAATAATTATCCTTGGTCTAATAATCTGAATGATTTAGATTTCGATGATCCTAATTCATATTTTAATGGTGACGAATTTAGAGAAACGGTTATTGGTAACGACTTGCCAAATATTAATCCAGAACCAGAATTGGATAGAATAACTGGCAATCCTGGTACAAGAACTCCACCAAAGTTAGATAGAATAACTGGTAATCCTGGCCCAAGAACACCACCAAAACTACCACGTTCTGATTTTAATTCGTCTTTGAATAATGATTTACAAAGAAATCCACCAAAGTTAAATAGAACAACTGGCAATCCTGGTCCAAGAACTCCACCAAAAGTACCACGTTAAAACTGTGGGGGAAAATTAGCTTTTAGTTTCAAAAAAGACGCAAAAAAAAGTCAGGCAATTTTTTGAGCCAAGGGGTTTTTCAAAAAAGTGCTATAAATAAAAATACTGAAGTGCTACACACATTATGCCTTTACCAAAAATTACAACACCAACGTATGAGTTGGTACTTCCATCTAGTGGGAAGAAAATAAAGTATAGACCATTTCTTGTAAAAGAAGAGAAAGTATTAATACTTGCATTGGAGAGTCAGGATTTAACTCAGATTACTAATGCCATTAAATCAACTTTAAAGGAATGTATTCAGACTCGTGGTGTTAAAGTAGATGCTTTACCTACATTTGATATTGAGTATATTTTCTTGAACGTTCGTGGGAAATCTGTTGGAGAGGCAATTGAGTTAGTTGTTACTTGTCCTGATGATGAAGAGACTACTGTTCCAGTTAAGGTTTATATTGATGAAATAGAAATCAAGAAGGATAAGAACCACAAAAGAGAGATTCCTTTAGATGCTAATTTGACACTTAGGATGAAGTATCCATCATTAAGTGAATTTATTAAAAATAATTTTGATATGAATGATGATAATGCATCTACTGTGCAGCAATCATTTGATATTGTTGCATCATGTATAGATATGGTATATGATCAGGAAGATTCCTGGTCTGCATCTGATTGTACAAAGAAAGAATTGAAGGATTGGGTTGAAAGTCTAAGTTCTAGTCAATTTAAACAAATTGAAGAGTTCTTTAGTACTATGCCTAAATTATCTCATACTATGAAGGTGAAGAATCCAAACACAAAAGTTGAGAGTGAGGTAACTCTGGAGGGTTTGGCAAATTTTTTCGGATAGTAATGGCTCATATTGATCTTGAGTCATTTTATAAGTTAAATTTTTCTTTGATGCAACACCATAAATATTCATTAACTGAGATTGAAAATATGATACCGTGGGAAAGAGAAATCTATCTCGCACTACTAAATCAATACATTGAAGAGGAAAATCTAAAAGCAAAACAAGAAAATATCTAAATGGCAATTACTTCATCGATTATACCTTCATTTAGATCTCCAATTATTGGAGGGGGTTTATTTTCTCGTGCTCGTTCTTCTAATTTCATAAGACCAAAGATCTCTAATATGAGATCTATGATTGATGGTTTGAAACCTATAATTAAATCTCCAATTGGTGAAGGTGGTGTACTTTCTCGTGCTTCTAATTTCATAAGACCAAAGATCTCTAATGTGGGATCTATGATTAATAATTTGAGACCTAATACTGATCAAAGAGGTCAGGGTGAAAGTAAGGGTAGATTTTTATCTAATTTTATGGGATTTGGTTCAAAGAGAAATGAGAAGAAGATTAAAAAGAGTATGAAGTTGCTTAGAAATACTCTTGTGGAAACTTTTGAGATTGCAAAGATATTACGTGTTGCTGTTAAGAAAGTTGCAGAGCAATTAAAAGGTTTAGCTGCCAATAAAGGTGGTGGTGGTTTGCTTGGTGGTGGAATAATTGGTAATTTGTTGAATTTAGTAATAGGAGGAGCATTAACAAATTGGTTGGGAGAAACATTTTTTCCAGAAACTACTGATAGAATTAAGGGATGGGTAGGTAATGCTGTTAGTAAGTTTATGGAACCTTATATGCCGTGGCTTAAAGGTGCTGGTATAGTTACAGCATTATTTGTAGCATCAAATCCTAGACTTGCAACAAAAGTGGGTCTTAAGGGTATTAAATATGCAGGTTTACCAATTGCTTTTGGAGCTGGTGTGGGTCTTAACGAGATGTTAAAAACAAAAGATGGTGATGTTAATTCTGTTGGTATTGCACCAGATTTGCTTTCAAAATTTAATAATATTTTAGATAAATTTTCTGATGGAATTAAATCATTTGTATTTGGTACTCCTGTAGATGGGAAAAATTATTCTAAAGAAGGAGATGTCAGTTTTAATACTTTTTCTAATACTGTAACAAATACATCTTCGGCAAATAATTTAATTAACAATTCTACTACGAATAATAATATTTCAAAGCATATTGATAATATAAAAAATGGAACTAGTAAAACTAATGTTACTTTTGTTCCATATAATGTCAATACAAATAATAATCAACCTTCTGCAGTTTCTCCAATTATAAATCCAAGTTCTTCTCCAAATAACTCAGAAGATTTTGCTTTCTATACTGCACACAATCCAGATAGTTATAGTGATTTTGAGACAAAATTAATGTATAATATAGTTGAAGCATAATGACAATAGCAGTATCCAATTCAGAAATAATTAAATCTGCCAGAAGAATTACGACTAATCCTTCTGTGGTATCTGTGAAGGCTTTAAAATTTAATAGGAAAAGAGATTATTCAAAATTTATTAAATGGATAGATTCTAGTACTAAAGAATTAGAAAAAATAAAATTACCAAAGAAAAAGGATATAAAGGGTATAAGTGTTAAGGGTGGAGGAATTGGTTTATTAGGATTACTTGCATTAGGTGGTGCATCTATTGTAGGTGCATCTGTATTGAAGAAAATATTAGATGGAACTGAGTTTGAAATGCCTGAAGCTCCAGGATTGGGAATGCTTAAAACGGGAGTTTTTACTGGAGCAGCACTTGGTACTGGAGTAACTGTTGCGAGAAAGACTAATTGGTTCCAAAGATTATTTGGAGGATCAAAGAAGACAAAGGTGACTATGGGTAAAGGAACAGAAGAAATACTTAAAAAGTCTAATTGGTTTAACCGATTTAATAAAAGATTATTTAAACGTGGTATCGGGGGTGGTATTGCTACTGCAGGAATTGATATGGCAACAGGAACTCCTACTGATGAAGCAGTTGTAGGTGGTGTAGGATATGAGGTTGGTTCAAGATTAACTGCTGCAGGTATAGGTGCTGGTTTGGGATTTTTGATACCAGACGGACCTTTGTTAGTTGCTGGTGAAGTTATTGGTGGTCTTGTTGGTGGTCTTTTGGGAGAGGAGATAATGAAGGGGATTTATTCAAAGGTAAAGGGTGAATCTAAAGATAAATCTAAATATAAATCTAAAGATACACCTAAAGTGGAATCTGGATTGTCATTTTCTAATACTTTAAATAAATTTGATAATGTAGTTGATGATTTTTGTAAGGGATGTTCTTTAATTAATAGTGATACATATAGATTAAAATCAAATGGCACGAAGCAATCCTTGAGAGATATGGATATTGGATTTTCGGATAAAAAGACAGGAGAAGATAAGTTTGAATTAAAAATGAATAAAGGAGGAGGATTGAATCAGTGGTGGGATTTTATGGATGTATTTCCAAATCCTGATGTTTATGATGTTGTACCAAAAGAAAATAAGGTATCTAATATAGATTTCAATAAGAATCAAGTTATTGTTATGGTGCCAGAGGGAATGCAACCTCCAAGTGGTGGTGGAATCGTTCCTATACCTATACCTATACCTACTGGTGGTGGAGGTAACATTATAATGGACAATTCTTCGGATGATGTAAATATTATAGCATCAAATTTACTACTTACTAAACTTGCAGTATAATGGCATTTCTGGGAATAACACATTTACAAATTAAGAACTTGACGATCTTTCCACTGAATGGAAAGACACCAATAAGTATTTCTAACTCAACTGCTGAGATGGATTATTTTGAAAGTATATTGGAACCAACTATTACTATGAGTATTAATCTGTTTAATTCTCATAGTTTGTTTAATGAGATTCCAATACGTGGTGGAGAAAAAGTAGAAATAGAATTGGAAGTTGATTCGAATAAATGGATTAAGGATATTCCTAAAAGTTTTTCTCTTGAAGGTGATAATGCAATGTATGTGTATAAAGTAAGTGATGTTTCTGCATCAAAGGCAAAGGAATTACTTACTATACATTTAGTATCAAAAGAATACTTTATGAATGAGCAATCTAAGTGTTTGAAAAAATATCAATCTCATAATATTAGTGTACATGTAAAGGATATATTGAAGAATATTTTACAAACAAAAAAAGATTATGATAAAAATATTGAAGATACCTCAAATAAGTATTCTTTTTATGGTGGTAATCGAAAACCATTCCATGTTTTACAATGGTTAGCACCAAAATCTGTATCTACTTCTCCAGGAGTAAAGGGTCAAAGTGGAAAGGGTCAGCAAGCTCAGGGTAAAGGTACTGCAGGATTTTTATTTTATGAGAATAAAGATGGATTTCATTATAGAAGTATTGATGAGTTGGTTAGTGGTTTAGGTAATAAGAAAGCGGTGTGGTTATATAGAGCAGATGAAATAATTAGTGCAGGAAAAACGGACAATAATACAAAAATAATGAAGCATTTTATGGAAAAAAATATTGATTTGAGAAAATCATTGAGAGTGGGTATGTATAATAATAAAACTGATTTTTATGATCTTAATAGTAATGAATTCACTACTTACCATTATAAATTGGCAGATGAGATAAAGGATAAGAAGTTAGCAACTAAAGAACTTGATGCACCTTTTGGTGAAAACTCATCTAGATATATGATGAGGATGTCTGATCATGGTATCACAGAACCTTTCGGTGAAATGGGAGAAACTGGAAGAGACCATGTTGATATGGCAAAATCTTTTGCCAGATATAACTTATTGTTTACACAGGCACTAAATATTTTAGTTCCATGTAATGTAAATTTAAAAGTTGGTGAGATCATCAAGTGTACATTTCCACGTTTAAACGCTGGAAAGGCTTCAGAAGATGATCCTGAAATGAGTGGTTACTATTTGATACGTGAATTACGACATCATTTTGAACCAAACAAGAATACTACTTCTCTCAAATTAATGAGAGATTCCTACGGCCTATACTAGGAGGATTTATGACTATTAAGCACGATTTAGAACACGAAGTTTATCTTGATCCAAAAGATCATAAGGAACATATCAATCACGGTATGCTTGAGTACAGTGAAGAAGATTTAAAGGATGTTCACGCAGAGTATGATGAATACCACAAAGGAGATGTGGTAGATAAGAATGATGGTGCAATTAATGACTATCATACAAGACACGAAGATAAACATCTTGAAGTGTATTGTGACAACCATCCAGACGCATTTGAGTGTAGAGTTTACGACGAATGATTTCAGATTCCCTATTAAAATCAGCAGTAGCTGGAAGAGACGGATTCACCTGGTGGGTTGGGAGAGTTTCACCTGCCAGTGTTTGGAAGAATACAAATGTTGCTTTATTGCAAAATGGGATGATGTCTCAGAGAGTGAAGGTAAGAATTGTAGGATATCATCCTTTTGATGATACTATTACAGAGGAAGACCTTCCTTGGGCTCACGTTATGTCTAGTCCAGTTACTGGAAGTGGTCAGGGAATGATGGGTGATACATTGTGTCTTGTTGGTGGAGAAACTTGTATTGGATTTTTTATGGATGGTGAGGAAGCTCAACAACCAGTGATTATGGGACTTCTTCATAGACATGCTGATGTTTCTGATGAAGTTTCAGAAAAGGAAATAGATTCTCAGGGAAGTACATATCTAAAATCTCATACTGGACATGATGAAGGTGTAAAATCAACAAAGAGACCAAAGGATTATACTTTACCAATTGGCAAAGTGAATCCAACAGTTACAGGTAAAGTTATACCTGCAGGTGAATTGCCTGATAATACTGATGATGTTGCCGATACTTTAAAAATTACTGTCACTGGTTATCCAGATGATCTTGAAGATCCAGATGCTGAATTGGAACTTAACGAATGGGGACCAGGTGGTCAACCTTCTGCCTCTAGTCAAAATAAAAAGGCTTCTCCTAATAGTACTGCACATAAAAAAGGTAATGGTAGTGCATCGGATAGATCAGGAGATAAAAAAGGTGATGTAGGATATCAAGCACCATCCAACTGTCGTGATGATGCTGTAGGTAAAATGTCACATCTAGTTCAAGATTTTATTGGATTTACAAATGGTCTTGAAAATGCAGCAGGTGTTTATATTGATCCAGTATTGAATAAGATTGTTGATATGGATGCTGAACTGAAGAGGACAGCATCAGGTATTGCATCTGTTATGAATATGACTACTAATAATATAAGAGCAGGTTTAATATCAAAGGCTATAACTTCTTTTGAAACATTTGCTACAGCACAACTTAAAGTTGATCCAAATAATCTACTTAATGCTCCTAGATTAAAAAAGGTAACTAAAGGTATTGCTGGTTTACTTTTCTGCGTATTTAAAAAAGTTGGCAAATCAATTGGTGGTTTCATAACAAATATGCTTAAGGGTTTGATAGGTAAAGTTGTTAATGCCCCATTCTGTGCTGCAGAGCAATTTGTTAGTGGTCTTTTATCTAAAGTTATGAATATGATTGAGAATTTTACTGGACCGATATTATCAGGAATTAGTTGGTTGACTGGTGGAATACAGAATATTAAAAATGTTCTTAGTAATGCTAGTAATTTAGCAGGTCGTATTGTAAACTTCTTAAATTCTTGTGATAAAACACCTTGTGATAATCCAAGAAAATGGAAAGCATCAAAAGGTCTTCTTGGTGCAGATAAATCTGGAGGATTTAAGAAGGCATTGGATAATGTTGACATTTTTGGGGGAATACAAAGTAAATTGGGAGATGCTCAAAGATATCTTGGAGACTTTAATTTAGCTAAAGATATTGCTGGAGGAAATCTAGCAAATTTACAAGGTGCTGTTATTGATAATTCAAGTATTACGGGGATACTTGGTACAGTTAACACATTAACTGGAGGAGCTTCTAGTAAATGGGAATTGGGTGGACTTGGTACTATTGAAAGTGCCATTGCTACATCTTCATTGTTTGGTAATGGTGGTAATATATTTGGTGAGTGTAATGATAAGACAGATGATCCACAAGATCAAGATGATATTATTCCAATGCCACCAGGATTTACTTATGAACGGTGTTTTCCACCTAAGATTGAAGTTGCTGGAAGAGGTTCTGGTGCAATATTAGTTGCATCTGTTAGTAAAACTGATAAATCAGTATTCTCAATAGAAGTTGTTTATGGTGGTACGGGATATGATGATCAGACTAGTATTTCAATTATTGATAATACGAATCATGGATCTGGTGCAGTTGCAGAACCAGTGATTGAAAATGGAATTATTACTAGTGTAATTGTATTGTCTGGTGGATCTGGGTATTGTGGAGCAATAGAACCAGTGGGAATTGTTACTGCTGTACATCCAGTAAATCCAGGACTTGGATATACATCTGGTGATACTATTAGTATTATTGATAATGAAGTTACTATTGAAGCATCAGTAGTTGTAACTCCCAATGGTTCTATTGTTAAAGTAGTGTTACCAGATACAACTGATGTAGGATCTACTACATTTGATCCAACTACTCCAACCAAATTCCCCACTTCTACATCTACACATCAATATACTTCAACTCCTAGATTAAGGATAAATACTAATACTGGATATGGAGCAAACTTTGTTCCAGTAATGAAGGATATTCAAGTAACTACTACTGATTCTGCCGTAAGACCGTTGGTTGGAATAACGAGTGTTATTGATTGTCCTACTGAAGATCATAGAGGTATGTGATGGCAACATTATCAAAAGCACAGATACAGTCAGAAATAGAAAGAATAGTAAAGGCAGAAGTTAGAAATTATTTTCGTATGGCTAGACCTGGATTTGAAATTGTCTCAAATCATTTGAGTGAGTTATATGGTGTTTCTGAATATGTTTTGAATACTGATGAAGCACAAGGAATGGGATTTTATAAGAATGGAACTGGCAAAATGCATTCAAATAAATCATTTGAAATAATTTCTGGTGAGAGTACTCATACTAAGGATGATAATAGTGTTGCTGTGGGAGTTTATGCTAAAAATGGTAACGTTCATATAAAAGCAGACAATGGAGATATTATTCTAGAAGGAAAAAATATTAAGATGTGGGCTCACGGAGAGGAAAATGATGATAGAGGAATATTTCAGATAGAAGCAAACAAAGAATTTAAATTAGATACACCTACCATTAAACTAACTGCTGCTGATGCATTACAAATGTTTGGTAAGAGTAATGTAACAATGCTTGGTGGTAATGTTTCTATATTTGCTCGTGAAAGTGATGTGGAAATATCAGATGGTACAAATCTTACTCTTGGTCCAGATAGTGTACCTGAGTTTATAGATAGAATTGAAGCATTTGCTGCATACTGGGATGAAGAAGTTATGGCATATGCTGAAGATACTGGAAGGAGTATTGAAGATGCACAGACACTACTTAGTGGTGGGTCTATTGAAACTGTAATTGGAGGATAGAATAAGTGAGAGTTCCGTTAGGTCAATATTTTAAAGTAAGAATGGGTGAGGAAGATCATTCATTACCAACAGTTAGTGATTTAACTTCTATAGGAATTTTATGTAATTCTGGGTATAGTTTTTTGGGAAGATATGAAGTTGGTGCTGCAGTAGGAGCACTTAATATAGGATCACCAATATCTTCAGATACTTATAGTGGTGCGACTCATAGTTTACACGTTAAGAATGATAAGGCTGCTCTCTTTGATGGTGATGTTAAGATTACTAATAGTAAGGTAGGAAGTACTGATGTTTTGTATATTGATGGTGATGTTTTTGTTACTGGTGCTGTAGACTGTGGTAATAAAGGAAAACTTGCTAGTAGATTTGCTGCTGCTGATGCATCACCAAAACTTTTTGATATTGATCACCCTACTAAAGGAAAGGGCCATCGTCTTGCTTATGCTTGTATTGAAGGTCCAGAGGTCGGAGTCTATTATAGGGGAAGATTAAAGGATTCTAATGTAATTAACTTACCAGATTATTGGAAAGGTTTAGTCCATTCTGATAGTATCACAGTTCAATTGCAACCTATTGGAGATAGACATTTCCATCTTAATGTAGTTTCATTTGATAATGAGACAATAGTTATTAAAGAAGCAGATGATAAACCAATTGATTGTTTCTTCCATGTATATGGAGAAAGAAAGGATGTGAATGGTCTTATTACGGAATACGAGGGTGATAGTTGGAAAGATCATCCACAAAGAAGAGCTAATGATGATGGCGGTTCTAAGTGGAAATTTGATCCAAATTCAACTAATCACAATACTTATACAACTTGACAACTAAAGTTGGATTTGGTATACTAATTTATTCTAGGGTATTACAATGGAAATACAAAGAGACGCTCTAAGAGACCTTCAAGATTTGCAGGAAGATATGGCACAGTATTTCTGTGATCATTTTGGAGTCAGTGGTGAAACCTATTGGACGTGTGTTGAATCTGTAGCACAGGTAAAATTATTGGAAGTTCGTGGAGAAGTTCTATTTGATTATGATGATAAGGATAAATATCAATAAAGAGTAGGATATGGCCCAACAAATAGTATTTTTTGACGATACAAATGCGAATGCCCAAAGTACTATTGATGGCATGCGGGCTGATTTTGACAAATACGGTATTAATTGTGCTCTTGGTATTAATGTTAGTGGAGTTTCTACATTTACTGGTGCAATTACTGATAATAATGAGCAAGTAGGTGCTGCTGGTTCAGTTTTATCATCCACAGGTGCTGGTATCAGATGGATTCCTGCTGGTGAAGGTAATACTGCTAGTGCAAGTAATGTAGGAACTAATGAAGATTCAACAAATGCAGATCAGTGGGTTACATTTGTTGGTGCAAAGACTGGTAATAATCCAATAAGAGTTGATGATGGTTTAAAATATAATCCAAATTCAAATAGACTTACTGTTGGTGGTATTGATATTGATGATAATAATAAAATAAGAATTGGTACTGGTAACGATTTAAAAATATCTCATACTGATGATCTTAAGGATCAACAGGATTCTAATGGAGATTTGGTTCTTGATGGTGATGATTGGTGTTCATATATCAAAGAAGATGGAACAGGTCCATTAATATTCAAGACAGATGGTGGACCTGGAACAGGAGCATACCAGTTCTATGATACTGGTTGGAGACCAATACTAAAATTATTCAGTGGTAGTAATGCAAGAGCTGGTTTATATCACGCTGGATCAGAAAAATTAGTTACATCTACTACGGGAATAACGGTAACTGGAACTGTTGCTGCTACTGCATTTAGTGGTGATGGTGCTGCATTAACTAATATTCCACTTCCTGCAAATTTTAGTGGAACCACAAGCGGTTTAGTACCAACATCAACAGCAAATGATGATACTAAGTTTTTGAGGGCAGATGGTACTTGGGTTGTTCCTGATGATACAACTTATAATGCATTTGGTGGTACAACTGCAGGATTGGTACCTGCATCTACAGCACTGGAAACTAATAAATTCCTAAAATCTGATGGTACCTGGGATAATTCTCAAGTAAATGCTGACTGGGATGCTACAACAGGTTTAGCACAGATACTTAATAAACCAGACGTATTAAAGTTTAAATCTTTTAAGATACGTGTTACTTCTGTAACTCCAGGTGTAGAAGGAACTGATTTTGATACTATAACAGCAGCAACCACCACTGATACTTTTGAAATAGTCAAGGGTGCTAATGTAACTCTGACTGCAGATACGACTAATAAAAAATTAACTATTGGTGCTGCGAATGATAATGATAATACAACTTATGATTTAAGTGTTCCAGACAGCACAACTGCTATAAGATTAGCAGGATCTGATTCTACTAATGATGATATTACAATAACAGGTGGATCTAATATTACTGTAACTCGTAATAGTGGAACACAATTAACAATTGCTGGTAGTGCTGATACAACTTATGATTTACTTGTTCCAGAAAATACGACTGATATAAGGTTGAGTCCACTTAGTGGAACTAACGATGATATTACAATAACAGGTGGAAGTAATGTTACTGTTACTAGAACCAGTGGTACTGAACTTAATATTGCTGCTACACAAGCAACCAAAGCAGATCTTGATGTAGATCATTTAATTACTTTGAGTGGTGTTACAGCAGCATCGGATCATCTTGGAACATTTACTGGATCTACTATTACAGATAATTCCACAATTAAGGTTGCAATACAAGAACTTGAAACAGAGTTAGAGACTAAACCAAGTACTGATAATAATACAACTTATGATTTAAGTATTGAGCAAACAGGAGATCCAGCTGATGATGCTAATCCTATATTAAGATTAAATCCTTCTTCAGGAACTGCTGATGATATTACATTAACAGGTGGAACTAATGTTTTTGTAAATCGTACTAGTGCAACTGAACTTACTATTTCTTCTGTTAATACTCAATATAGTGCATTTACTGCAGCAACAAATCTTGCTGCAGGTGCTGCAGGTTTAGTTGTAGCTCCTGCTGCAGGAGATCATGTTAAATTCTTACGTGGTGATGCTACCTGGTCTACTGTTAATGCATCTACAATAACAGTAACAGATGAGTCGGGAGAAACTGCAGATTCAGAATGTTTCTTATTATTCAGTAAAGATGCAACTGGATCTGAAACAGTACATAGTAATAGTGGACTAAAATTTGATGCAGATGAAAAGACTATAGAAACTTCTAAATTTATTGTAACTGGTGGAACCTCATCAGAATTCCTAAAGGCAGATGGTTCTGTAGATAGTAATACTTATGTAACGTCTTCATTTGGTGGTACGACATATACTTTTGGTGTAGAAGCACCTAGTAATAATGCTACTGATAGGGAGAATCTTAAAATTACTGCTGGTGGTTCTGGTAGTGGAGATCAACTTATAGGTTTTATAGCAGGTCATAATATAGATATTGGTTTGAATGTAAATGATAAAACATTTACATACTCCCTTTCAGATTCAATTTGCGTTGGAAGTAGTAATGCTACTATTGCTGGTAATGGTAGAATAGTAGCACATATATCCACAAATAAAAATGTAGCATTTAATGGTTCTCAGAGTGAAGTTGGAAATGTACCTGCTCTAGTTGCTTTTAAAGATAATGGATCTCTTACGGACATAGGATTCAGAGGAGAGACATTAAGGTTTGCAAGTACAAATAAAGAAAGTCTTCGTGTTACCGATACTGGTATTGCAGTTAATGGATCCATTCATGGTGTTGATTCTATTGACACTATTACAAGTAATGCTGCTACGGATAATAGTAGAACTAATGGCACATATGCTGTATCTAAACTTGCTGGTAGTGTATCAGGTACGGGTGCTAATTTCTCTGTAGTTATTGCTACTAGTACAGTTCCTGCGATTACAGTAACTTCTGGTGGTACACATTATGCAGTGAATGAAACATTAACTATACCTGGTTCTTCTATTGGTGGTGGTGCTGATATTACTGTAACAGTAGCAACTATTACATCAAATCCACTTAAATTCTCAACAGGAGGTTCTGAAAGACTTCGCATCCACGCAGATGGTGAGGTTGAGTGTAAGGGTGGTGCTGCTGGTCAAAATGCTCTTTTAGTAACAGGTAATTATTCTGCATCAAATAATGTAGATATTCAAACTTGGCAGAGATCTGGTGGTGCTGTACAGGCAAAACTGATTTATAAAGATGCAGACACATCGATGATCTTTGGAACAGATACTGCACATGCACTTGCTTTGATGTCTAGTGGTACAGAAATAGTTCGCATCACATCAACTGGAGTAGTGGTGGCTGGTCACAATGCTGCAACTACATCAGGAGCAACTAATAACGCCAACTTTAATATAGTTGGTAATATTGGTAGTGCTACAGGAGAAGCACAATTAAATTTATGGAAAAGAACAGCTCCAGCAGTAGATAATATATTAGGTCAAATTAATTTCTGTGGAGATACTACAGGAGATCCTGGCGCAGTTATAAAAGGAGAGGCAGACTTAGCTTGGGATCAAGGAGGAGATAGTTCTGATCATGCTGGTAGATTAACATTTTTTACAGTACCTGATGATTCTTCAGTAGCTGAAGAAAGACTTCGCATCGACTCAAGTGGACGTGTATTGATCGGAAATACTACAGGTGGTTCGATGAACGCTGCTGCTGATAATTTAGTAGTTGGTTCTGGAGTTGGTCATAATGGAATAACAGTATTTTCTGCTGCTGATGCTGATGGTTGGCTTATTTTTAATGACGCTGCAAATTCTAACTTAACAGGATCAATTCAATATAACCATGTAGACAATTACATGGCATTTAGAACAAACACAACAGAAAGACTTCGCATCACATCAGCAGGTGCTCTTCAATTATCAGATACTAATAGTCCTAATGATCAAAATACAGATATTTGGGTTGCATCTGATGTATTAAACTTTAATGCTTTTGGAACAAACGGAGCATTTATATTTAAAACTGGTTCATCATCTACTGAAAGACTTCGTATCGAATCTGATGGTCTTCTCCTTAGTAATGGATCTATTAAAAATATTGCGTCTATTGTTACATGGTCAGATGATGCTAGTAATCAAACTAGAACTCCTGGTACATATACATTTACTAATTTAAGTGGTAATGTATCAGGTACTGGTGCTGGTTTTACTATAACCATTGCTGATGATGCAGCAAACACAGTAACTATTACAAAAACTGCTAGTGGTAGAAATTTTGCTGTAAATGAAACATTAACTTTCACTGGTTCATCTATTGGTGGTGGTAGTGATATTGTTATAACAGTAGATAGTATTACACCTGCATTAGATATAACTGCAGGATCATTCGTAAAGAGTGGTGGAACCTCATCACAATTCTTAAAGGCAGATGGTTCTGTAGATGGCAGTGTTTATGTAACTTCATCTGGTAGTGTTGCAAGTGCTACAAACGCTCAAGGATTAACTGGAACACCAGATATTACGGTAGCAGATGTTACTGCAGATGCTCTCACTGGTTTTGATTACCTTCAAGCACCTCATGGTAGTACAACCACCTTTGCTGTCACAGTAGCTACAAAGGATAGCACTCACAGATATAACGGAACTGGATCTGGTAGTGGATATAAAATTGATGGAGTATTTGCACCAATACTTACATTAACACCAGGTAGAACTTATAGATTTACAAATGACAATACAGGAAGTCATCCATTAAAATTTTATCTTGAAGCAGATAAAACTACAAATTATACCACAGATGTAAATTTCCAGAATACTTATACTGAGATTACAATAAGTGATGATACACCAAATGTTTTATATTATCAGTGTACTGCTCATGGTTATATGGGTAATGCGATTATCACAAACTCAAATGTAGTTAACAGTTCAAATGATGGAGTAATTAGAGGATCACTTACTGCAACCACTTTAGTTAAAAGCGGTGGAACATCAAGTCAATTCTTGAAGGCAAATGGTACTGTAGATACTAATTCATATTCTACTACATCTCATACGCACACATATCAAACACCACTTACATTCAGTACTGGTCTTACAAATAGTTCTGGTACTGTTACTGCAGATGCTGCTGTTACGACAACTGTGACTCTTAGTGGTGGTACTACTGCTCAGACTGTTTCTACAGTTGCTTTGAATTCTTTTAATGTCTTAGAGTATACTATGTACATCAGTCATAGTACAGGAATGCAAGCACAGAAACTTTTGGTTATGTGTGATGGTACTAATCATCATCATACCGAGTATGCTGTAATGTATAGTGCATCTGTTCTTGGTACATTTAGTACTTCTACTAGTGGTAGTAATGTATTGGTGAAATTCACTCCAGGTAATAGTGGTACAACAACTGTCAAATTTATTAAGCAGGTGGTAGTGTAAAATGAGTATTACTGAACAAGAGTTTAAAGATTATAAAGTTGGTATATCTACTCTTACCAATCCACAAGAAATTATAAACAGAAGACGAGAATTTTTAAAGAAATCTGGAGCACCTTCGGTACCAGAAGGAACTGGTAAAAAGAGATATATGGTAGTTTGCTCTAATGGTGAAGACTGGAAGTCTATTCATGAAGTATTGATAAAGGATGGAACATTGGAAGATAATATTCCATCTGATTCTTGTGAGTGTTGCGATGAATCAGAGTTAATTGATCGTATAGGATATTATCTATTAACAGATGCAGAGGTAGAAGATATTAAAAAACATCCAAAAGTTTTGGATGTCAATATAGATGAGAGTTATTATAGAGCTACATATGGTGGAGATTGTTTTGAGAAAGAGTTATTATTAAATTATGGTGTAACAGATAGGTATGGGTCTCCAGTAAATCATAATAGAGAATTAACTTTTACTAATCAAGATACCTGGTATATAAACATTGGTTTGATTAATGGTACTACTGGTACTGGATATGCTGCTGCATCATTTACAACTGCACATGAAGTCACTCAGACATATTCAGCTAATTTTCCTACATCTATTCCTGATGGGACTATTATAACATTCCTTTTTGAGAGGACAAGTAAAGATGATAGGAAGTTTCGTTTTAGATATGATAATAGTAGTACTTCTATTACTTCTGCTCCAAGTTCTGGAGAAGTTAGATTTAATAATTCTAATTTATCAAGTGCCACAGGTGTTGCTTGGAGTAATACTGATTTGGATGGGAATAATTTTCGTACAACAGGTTATAATTATTATGGAACAGCTTATGGTGGTTATTCAAATGGAACTACAGTATGCATAGGAACATTTAATTCACCTTCTTCAACATTAAGTAAATCGGGACATACTTTATTACGATGTACTCAAAAAAATGATCCTTGGAGTGGATCTTCTAAATCTACAACTATTACATCAAATACTCCTAAAAGATCTACAGGAAAGGATGTTGATATAATTGTTTTTGATAGTGGCACTTGGTTTGGTCATGTTGAATTTGTGAAAACAGGTGTTGGAGAACCAGATGATTATATTGGTGGGAATGCATTAGATCCCAATGGAAAATGTGGAGTATTATCTTTATATTTGGATGCTCCATATTACCTTGATCCAGAGTTTTTTAATGCTGATCAAACGAATAGAACAGAAATTCGTTGGGATGGAACTAGAGTTCCTACACAAACAGCTGCATTGAATTGGTGGCAAGGAATTGGTAGTGTTAGATCTGCTAGGTTTTTGTCTGGTGGTGATGATTTTTTTGGATATATTAGTGTACCTTCTATGGCATTTACATCATATGGATATACCAGACCATTTATTCAAGGATCACATTCTGCGTATCCTTCACAACAATTTAATTCTCATGGTACTGCTGTTTCTTCTTTGATATTTGGAAAAACTCTTGGGATGGCATATAATGCAAATAAATGGGTTCATGGACATTTAGAGGATGATTTAATTGTTCCAAGTAATGAAGATGCATTTAAGATGCTAAAAATATTTCATAAGTATAAACCAAATAATTCTAATCATGGTAATAAGAATCCTACAATTACAAATCATAGTTGGGGATCGGGGTATAATTTGACATCTACTAATGCAACACATTATTTTTGGAGGACTCCTGGTAATGGAACTGCAGGTAGTGGTGAGATAGGTTCAATTGTATATGATGCAGATAATAAGATTACATCACCAAAATATTTGAAAAATAATTATTATAATCCACATATAGAACCTTGGTTTAAATCAACACATTCAAGACAAGTTGCAGCAAAATCTGCTATTGATGAAGGAGTGATTGTTGTTGCAGCAGCAGGAAATAATAATCAAAAGTGTGTCAAATCAACACATCCCGATTATAATAATTATTTTGGGAATGCTAATAATGTAACCGCAACTACTGCTTTAGATAGTCAAGCATCTGATGCATCTGCGTTTATTAATCGATTAAGTTTTCCATGTAGTGCTGGAGAATTTGAAGATACAGATTCTTCTTCACCTACTTATGGTGAAATAGTTAATCCATCATTTGCAGCGGCTGCTACTTCTGATATTGGAAAGTCAAATACTCAAGAGAGTAAAATTTATTATTCTTATAGTGGAAATGCAGTAGATTTCTATGCACCTGGACATAATACTTTAACTGCTACATTGAGAGATGCTCCTAATAGTAATGCCGACAAATCCAATGTTGCAAGGCCAAATTCATGGGCAATAACTAAAACATATTATAGAAATGATAGTACATATACAATTACAGTAAATGGAACGAATTTAACTTCCACATTGAATTTTAATCAGGGTTATAGTGGATCTAGTTTTGCGTCACCAACTGCTTGTGGTTTATTGGCAACTAAATTGGAACATAGAAGGTCGTGGGGTTGGAAAGAATTAAAAAATTGGGTAAGTAACCATGTCTCTGCACAATCAAGTTCTCAGTTTTATGTTGGTAATGAGGGAACAACTGCTAATGATAGTGATTTTGACGATCAATATTCCTTACATGGCGGATCACCAAAAGTTTTATATGATGCTCCTTTGGATGGTAATACATCTGCTGGAACTTTAAATGTTACTGGAACTTTAAATATTACAACATAAATAATTAAAAAGAAATATCATGGCAGAAAAGAGTTTTGGTGTAAAGAAAATAAAATTAGATGGTGATGGAACTCCTACTATCGAGAGTCCTAGTGGTGGAAATCTTAATATAACTGCTGCAACAACTACTGCGAGTGGTAATCTTTCTGTTGGTGGTAATATCACAGTTACAGGGACAGTAGATGGAATAGGATTCCTTACTCAGTCTAATGTTAATGTCACTGGAGATTCTGGTTTATCTATAAAAAACGGATCAAGACTCGGTTTCGATCAAACAGGTACTCGTTCTTGGACAGTAAAAGCGGCAAGTGGAAATTTAGTTGTCGCTAGTGGTGATGGTAGTGGAGCCTTAGTAGCAACAACATTTAGCGGGTCAGGTGCAAGTTTAACTTCACTTCCAGCAGGTCAATTAACAGGAACAATAGCAGCAGCAAGATTAGACACAGCTACGACCCAATCAGCAGGAAACAATAGTACAAAAATAGCAACGACATCTTATACAGACACAGCAATATCAAACTTGGTTGATAGTTCACCAGATGCATTAAACACACTCAATGAATTAGCTGCTGCATTGGGAGATGATGCTAATTTCTCAACGACAGTAACAAATAGTATCGCCACTAAATTACCTCTCGCAGGTGGAACTTTAACTGGTGCGTTAACAGGTACGAGTGCGACTTTTTCAGGGGATATAACTGCTTCTACAGTAAGCTCCACTGGAGCACTTGATCTTACATCAACAAATAATGGTGCGATTAAATTAAATTATAATTCAAATCAAATTTTTGCTATTGATGGTACTGGTATTGTTGTTGATGATGATATATTACCTGGAACTGGTGATACTTATGATATAGGAAGTAGTGGATTAAAGTTTAATAATTTATATCTTAATGGTACTATAACTGGTTCAGGAGCAAACTTAACTAATTTACCTGCTGGTCAACTAACTGGTACAGTTGCTGATGCAAGAATATCTACACTTACTGCATCAAAACTTTCAGGTGCTTTACCTGCAATAAGTGCTACTAATTTAACAAATATTCCTGCTGCAAATATAACTGGTACTTTACCTGCAATAGATGGTTCTAATCTAACTGGTATCACTGCTTCTGCTGCCACTAAAGTAAATATTCAAGAAAAAAATGCTGGTTGGAATCAAGTTGTATTTTGTTCTCAAAATAGCACTGGAAATCAAGATCTTTATATTGATACTAATGATGATCATTTAAAATATGATCCTAATGCGGCTAGACTTTATAGTGTAAATTATACTGGTGGATCTGGTGGTTTAGGTGGTAGTGGATTAAGTCATTTCTCTTCTACTACCATTAATAGAGATGGTATGACGGTAGGTGCAGATCAATCTGCAGATTCTCCAGAATTTCTTTCTTCAAACTATGTAAGATTTGATGCTAATACTGGTAATATTAAATCTACTGGTATATGTACTGCATCTCATTTTTATGGAAATGGTTCAAATTTAACTGGTATCTCTGTTGGTACTGCAGATGACTTAGCTGCTGGATGTACTGGTGCTGATCTTACTTTAAGTGGCAATTTAGCAGTTACTGGGACTCAAACTTTTACAGGTAATACAACTGCAAGTGGTGATTTGGGTATAGCTGGTGGTCTTGCTGTAATAGGACAATCATCTCTTATTGGCACTACAACTGTAAGTGGTGAGTTAAGGGCCAATGGTGGTATTAAATGTGATACTGATAAGTTCACTGTAGCAGATGCAACTGGTAATACATCAATAGCTGGTACTTTAAATGTTACTGGGATTTCTTCATTTACTAGTGATATTACTGTAATTAATAGTGGAAGTCCTGGATTTACATTATTAGATACTTCTTTCGATAATAGAGAAGGCACTATCAAACAAGATGGTGGAACACTTGTATTCACAGCTAAATCTGATCAATGGTCAGGTGATTTTGATTTCTTTACTCGTAAGCAACCGATGAATGGAAATAATCAAGACACGAGTAGGTTTTATATTTCAGGAGATGGTAAGATTGGTCTTGGTGTCAATCATGGTTCAGATATGCCAGGAAGTGGTTGGAGTAGTACTGCTGGCCCTGATATTGTTATGTACAAAAATGACAGTGGTAATGGTGCAACTAAAGAATTATATGGTTGTGTTGGAGTAGACGCTGTTAGTGGTTTAGTTTCCATTGGAGCAGGTATGTGGAAAGAACAAAATGGTTGGGGTAAAGCAAATCATTGGAATCCTGGTGCTGCCATTGCATTTAGAGGAATTTTAAATGGAAATACAAATCAGAATGAAAAAGGTGACATAGAATTCTGGTTGGGAACACAAGCTGGTACTTCATCTGGATCTTCTAGTTGGAGTGCTACTAAACATGCATTTATTGGTAATGATGGAGGTAATATTGGATTGCATCTAATTAATGGATCTGGATTAACTATAAAAGGAACCCAAAATGCATCTGCTGGTTTTAAGATGTTTGCAGACAATGGAGATGATAATGAGGATAAGTGGCAATGGTTAGCTAAAGCTGATGGTACTATGAAATTACAACATTATGCAGCAGGTGGTTGGGCAGATGTTATTAATTGTTTTACTAAGACTACAAATACTCAACAGCAGACTGCTTTCCAAGCTGGTTCAAACGGTATTAGATTTGACGTTAATGTTGGAACTCAAGGTCAGGGTGTTACTGCAGCAGATGTATGGAATAGTTATAATGCTGACGGTCAGTTACATAGAACCGATGGTAATTCATATTTAAGTGTGGATGATTACTTTACAATGAGGAAGAGTGGTGGAACTACAGAACAGAAGCAATTTGTTTTTCGTACTGATACAGGTAATGCAGGTGCTGACAATAATTGGAACTCTAACCAGAATTATGACTTTGCTGAAATGTTTGAGTGGTCTGATGGCAATCCTTCAGGTGAAGATCGTATAGGACATACTGTTGCTATAGATGGTCTAACAGGTAAAATTAAGATTGCCGAAGATGGTGATACTGTTATAGGTGTTGTTTCTGGTACTGCTGCATTTGTTGGTAACAGTGGAAGTATGAAATGGCAAGGTGCTAATCTCCGTGATGAATGGGGTAGACTTGAACTTGAATTAGTTAAAGATGCTGATGGTAATCAACTGTATAGTTATCCTTATATGGGTAATGTTAGACCTAAAGTTAGTGTAAAACGTAATCCTGATTGGGATGAATCTCAAACTTATACTCCTAGAGAAGATAGAAAAGAATGGGATACTATTGGTTTGCTTGGGCAGTGTTATGTCCGTAAAACAGCAGTTATTCCTTCTACCTGGATAAAATTAAGAGAAATTGATTCAACAAAAGATTTTTATCTTATTAAATAACTTAGGCCACCAAAATCGACTTTTAGTTCCAAAAATCGGGCAAAAAAAAGTCAGGCAATTTTTTGGTAAAATACCTTTTTTAAATTATGGCATATCATATAGACACAACTTACTGTTGGTATTCGGATTGGGCAAATAATGAAAAGAGAATTGTTCTTATGTATTATATAAATGGAATGCCATTTACATATGATGAGTTAGAAGATGTTGAAGAAAGTATTGAATGGTTACCAGCAATTAAGATGATAGCAGATAATGAAACTAAATATAACACAGAGGACTTATATAATTTTCACGCCTATTTAATGGAAGAGGAATGCCATCCACTGGTTTTCGATCTAGAATTGGAAAACCCAGAGAAGTTACCAGTTGACTAACGTGATAAATAAGTCAGAAGAAAAAATTAGTGTGTTAATACAATGCCTCTTTCTAGGTTAGAAAATTTTTTAGTTAACACTGATGGTAATATTCTTTATGTAAACCCATCAGATTTAGACGCAACTGACAGTTTTGATAATAAAGGTAATTCTTTAACAAGACCATTTGCTACTATTCAAAGAGCATTGTTGGAAGCAGCAAGGTTTGCATATCAGATTGGAGAAAATAACGACAAATACGATAAAACAACAATATTGTTATATCCAGGAACTCATTATATTGATAATAGACCAGGATATTATATAAAAGATAATAGCGGAACAGTTGCTTGGTATGATAATCAAGGAAATTCACAAACAAATCCTCCAATTGAGTTAACAATAAATTCTGTAGTTGATTTAAATAATTCTGATAATATCCTTCACAAATTTAACTCTGTAGATGGTGGAGTTGTTGTACCTAAAGGTACATCTATTGTTGGTTTAGATTTAAGAAAAACAAAAGTTAGACCACTTTATGTTCCCGATCCCACAAAAAATAATATTGATGCTGCTGATTATGTAGCAAGATCTGCAATTTTCCGTGTAACTGGTGGTTGCTATTTCTGGCAGTTTAGTATTTTTGATTCAGATAGAGGAGTATATTATAATCCTGCTAATTTCGGACTTAAAGCAAATCCTGCATTATCTCACCATAAACTAACAGTATTTGAATATGCTGATGGTATAAACCCTAAAGATCTTACATCTTTGACAGATCTTCAGATGTATTATTACAAGGTGATGAATGCCTATGGTGATGATACTGGAAATAGAAAGATTACAAATTATCCAGGTTCAACTGATTTCCAACCAAATAATCCAGAATATAAGATTGTTGGAGATTTAAGAACTACTAATTTAGAAATTAAAAAAGCAACTGCAAATGGTTCTTTAGCAACTGTGGAAACCACTGTTGCTCATGGATTGACTATAGATGATACAGTTCGTATTACTGGTATATCATCTGGTTGGTATAATGGAGGAAAGATTGTAACTGCAACAGGCCCTGTAGGAGCAGGAGTTGCGGCAACAACATTCTCGTATCAATTACCAGCAACACCTACATCATTAAGTGAACAACCATCTGCAGCACAAGTAATTGTCGAGACTGATAATGTAACAGGTGCTTCACCATATGTCTTTAACTGTTCATTGAGATCCACTTACGGTATGTGTGGATTACATGCTGATGGTGATAAGGCAACTGGATTTAAGTCTATGGTTGTTGCCCAGTTTACTGGTATTGGTCTTCAGAAGGATGATAATGCATTCTTAATCTATAATAAGTCTAGTGGTGATTATAAAGACAGCAATGCAACTGCTGCTACAAATTTACCTTTATATGTTAATCAGGATGCTGTATATAAACCAGACTATTCTAATTACCACATCAAAGCATCTAATTCTGCATTTATTCAGGCAGTATCCGTATTTGCTATTGGTTTCTCTGATCATTTCTTATCTGAATCTGGATCAGATCAATCAATCACAAACTCTAACTCTAACTTTGGTGCAAAGTCATTAATATCCAAAGGATTTAGAAAAGTAGCTTTCCCTCGTGATGATACTGGATATGTAACTCATATTGTTCCACCAAAAGACATACAAGAAGAGGAAAGCAACGTTGTATGGACACTTTTAGATATCGCAAAGACTAGAGCAGAAATTGCTACTAATCAATCTAGTAGAATATATCTTCTTGGTGCAACAGATGAGAGTAATCCACCATCAAATATTAGTAGTGGATATAAAATTGGTGCAAGAAAGGGTGATAGAGTATATTTGACTTGGACTAATAGGAATAATGTGACTGCTACACATTCTTCTCCAATTTTGATGCAACCAGCAGAAAATGGAGTAAATTCTTCTACTGGTACAGGGCAGGATAATACTCCTTCTGAGAGTGCAGAAAAGGTATATGCCGTAGATTCTATTGATACTGCAAATAATATATTAGATTTTGGAACAGGTATTAATCATACGTTTGTGAATGGAGAATCTGTAACGATTTATAGTGATACTGGTGAAATGCCTGATGGACTTGAAAATGAAACATTATATTATGTAATTGCTTCATCTTCTATTGGTGCTACTAAAATTAAATTAGCAAAATCTTTAAACAAAGTTGCATCAAATACTGCAGTTGAAATTGAAAACACTAATGGTGGTAGAATTAGTGTTATTAGTAGAGTAACTGATAAATTACCAGGAGATAGTGGACATCCTGTTCAATGGGATTCTTCTAGTAATAATTGGTTCTTCTATAGTACTAATGGTACTAGTGATAATGAGATTGTTATGCAACTTGCTGCTAATCAAGATAATACTGATGATATTACGGCAAATAACTCAGCAACATATGTAAGAAGAAAATCTGAAACTCGTGATTTAAAAGATAGAATTTATAAACTTAGATATGTTATTCCAAAGGAATATACTGGTGCTAAAATTGCAAAGGCACCTGCAAAGAATTATGTTTTACAAGAATCTTCTACTAATATATTTGATGATGCAGATGGCACACTTGATAGTCTTTTAAAGAATAGAAATACAAGAGTTATATCTGGAATTAGTACAGCTACTTCAACTGATCTTACTGCAACAGTAACAACAGAAGATGTTCATAGACTATCTGTAGGAGATAGAGTGTGGGTAAGAGGTGTAACTAGTTCATTGTATACTGATTCTAATGCTAAAGATGGTTATAATGGATATTTTTATGTCAAATCTACACCAACAACTAAGACATTTACTGTAACTATTCCAAAACGTGCTGGTGATTTTACAAATAATACAAATGATCGTAGTACTGCTAATTTGGTAGCAAAACTGCCAATTTTCTCTAGAAATGAATATGATACATCTTATACAATTGAAGATGTAGAAACGGTTCAGGAGTATATTACTGATCAACAAGATGGTATATACTATCTTACTACTTTAATTGGTAATGTTTCTCCAAATGTTGCACAATTTGTAGATAGGAAGTATAAGCAGAATATTGAGAATTTGTATCCAACAGTTGATGTTGATAACTTAGATGTCGATCCACATCAATCAATATCATATGCAAATAAAACTCCACTTGGTAGAGTAGATGTTAATGATTCTCTTAATAGTATAACAAAAGAAGGAGTTGTTGAGTATCTTAAGGATAATAGAGTTGGATATGCTGTAACAGGAGCAGAAGGTCAGAATAATGGAACTGCAACTCTGTATAGTGCAGTTAATCATAATTTAAATTCTATTGTAACACTTGGAGCTATCAGTGGAACAAATAGTGGTTATGGTGATACTACAAGATATAATGTACCATTAATTAATGAGGCAGGTGGAAAGGGAGTTTCTCAAGGAGCAACCGCAAAAGTAACTTCATCTGGAGGTGCAGTAACTGCTATTGAGATAATGGATGGTGGTTCTGCATATGTTACTACTGGTGCTGGTAGTACTTTAGCAATTACTGGTGGCAATAGTAATAATGCTGTAGTTACAGTATCTGCAATTGATCAAGTTGTTGGTAATGTTGTACAAGTTACTGGAGTTGGTACTGATACGAATAGAACAAATAGTGCATATAATGGACTTTATAAAATAGCATCGGTTCCTACTGAAAATACTATAACATACGATACTGGAGATACTAATCCTGGTGTTTATACTTCATTCCCACAGAAAGGAATGTTCTTTGCACTGGATGAAGCAATTTCTATTTCTAGCATTGCAGGTATTGCAGGAACCGATAAAGTTGGAATTGCAACTGTAGTTGCAACATCTCATCATGGATTATCTGTTGGTAATAAGGTTAAAATTGTTGGTGTAACTGGATCTAGTGCATCCACATACAATCAAGACTTTATTGTACAAGGAATAATACCTGGTAGTAATCAAGCATCTACTCAATTTACAATTAAGACAACTGCACCAAATTTACCTGTTGCTCAAGCTGCAGCAGTAGGTTCTCAGATTTACAAGTATGGTATTAGTGCAACTGGAGAAAGTTCATCATTAGAAACTGAAAAGATTTCAGGAAGACTATTGAATCTTTCAACTTCTATTCAAACAAAATTGAAAAGTGCTGTTGCAAAACCAACAAGTGGAAATATTGATAATTTCGGCATAGATATTGATTCTTCTGTTGGGATTTTAGTTGGTGATTTCCTTCAAATTGATAATGAAATTGTAAGAGTTAAGAAAGTTGTTGATGGTGATACTGTAAATGTGTTTAGAGGAGTTTTGGGTACAAAACCAGAAACTCATCTTATAGATTCTAAAGTTAAGAAGATTAAAGTAATCCCATCAGAGGTTCGTAGATTCTCAAGTATTCGTGCTTCAGGTCATACATTTGAGTATCTTGGTTATGGGCCAGGTAACTACTCTACTGCATTACCACAAAAACAAACAAAACAGATTACTGCAGATGCAGAACTTCTTGCAATTTCAACTGAAGAAAAAGGTGGAGTTGTATTCTATTCTGGTATGAATGATCGTGGTGAGTTCTTCAGTGGAGAAAGAGTTCAAGCAAAAGAAAATTATCTTGGTGCAGATATATCTGATTTGTCAGCAGTATTTGATGATGTGTATATTAGAAATACACTTCGTGTTGGTGGTGGACCTAATAAGCTACTTCCTTCAGAATTTAGAGGACCAGTTAACTTTACGAATAAGATTACATCTAGTGCTAAGGATGGGATCGAAGCAATTAAATTACTTCTAAAGGGTAATATAAATCAACCTCCTTCATTCCAAGTTGGAGAAGATGGTAATCCATCTTTAATAGTTGAAGAATCTACTCAAAATGTCGGTATTAAAAAGGCATCTCCTGCATATGAACTTGATGTCAATGGAACTGTTCGTGCGAACAAGTATCAGAATTTTGCATTAGAAGATCTTCCTACGCCAGCCAATAGTGATGGTGGAGACGTTCAAGCAAATACTCATAATACATTTGCAAGAAACCGTTTCTTGAAGGTTAATAACTTGGGAGATAGTTATGAATTAGTTGATGCTCACGAAGTTGATAGTTTTGCTCTTAGAAGTTTTGGAATCAGTAATGATCCAACAGTTTATATTGGAACTGGTACAACTGTATCCAGCAAGGCAGTAATTACTGGAATTAATACTTCTAATTTCTATGTTGGAGAAAAGGTAAAATTATTTGGTGTAACTAAAACAGGAAATACTGATGCTGCTATACCATGTGTAAGATGTACTGCTGCTACAGTTGGTGATACTTCTATTTCTCCTATTAAAACATACAACTACTGGGTAGCACAATATAAACTTGCTGATGGAAGAGTTGGTATTGCGAGTGCAGTTAATAATGGATTGGGAATAAATCACCAGGATATTGGTAACTTGAATGGAACTAATTTCAATGCATTGACTCTTGCAAGAAATGAAGATCATGGTCTTTTAATATATCGTCAAATACAAAATGGTGCTAGTGGTGTTAGTACAACCAGAACCCAAGCAAGATTGATAGCAATTTTAGGTTCGAAGGAAATCGCTGATGGTGGTGGCGGTACTGCTAATATTGAATGGAAAGATTATGGAACTTTCTCTAAAACAAACTGGGCTAAGAAAGGAGATTTAAACGAATTTCTTCCCAGTGATTTTACGGGTGATAATGCTATTTGGGATAATACCAATAAGGTAGCAGCAGAAGGAAGTGTTAATGTAGGACATCAAATTCATTTCCCTAATATTCCATCTAATAATGGATTACCAACACAACTAACATTGAGAGATTCTGTTATGGGGCCATCAGAAGATGTTAATACAGGAAATCCTGAAGGTGGAAGAAGAAGAGGATGGTCAATTGACGAAGTAGTTGCTGTTGGAGTTGAGAGTATAACTCTATCTCAACAGTATGATTATAATGGTACTGTTGGGTTTGGTACAAATAATGCTGTTAAGGTTGTTCACGATAGTACTGCTGGATTTAGAAAAGCAGTAACTTCGGTTCAATCTAGTGGATCCAATTATTTGAGTATTCCTAGTGGAACCTATTATACTAATGAACTATTGATTCCATCTAACTTTACTTTGGAAGGTCGAGGAAAAAATAGTATCATTAAGAAACAATTCTTTGGTAATGATGCTAAAGATGGTTATGGTCCTTCTACATCAATATTTACGGATGCAACTACTGGTGGTGTAGACATTCCAGTAACAGGAAACTTTGTTGGTATTGGTACTACTATGGCTTCAGCAACAGTTGAACCAAAAGATGTTACTATATCCAATATAACGATTGATGGTAATAATCATAATAATATAATATACAGTGATAGTAATTATATGTTATATTGTAGATATGCCAAATCTAGTTTAATAAAAGATGTAGAATTACGTAATAGTTCTGGAGATGGTCTATATTTGGATGGATCAACAAGAGTATCTGTAGAGAACTCAACTATTGTTGATGGATGTTTACAGGATAATATTGCATTTAAACCATTAGTTTCTACTGGTTCTACAAGTACAAGAGTTAATGATTCATTATTTGAAAATTATCCTGGATCCGTAGATGTTTCTGGATCAACTGTTGTTTCTACTGGTGGAAACATTATTAGAAATTGTGGTGCTGGATTAGATGCATATGCAACTGGTAAGATCACTACAACTAATAATATTCTCCTTGGACCTTCAGACGAATGGTTACCATCACCTGATATCTATGATAGTGATTGGAATTCAATCAATCTTAATGTTAGCATCACTGAAGATCAATCTGACTTCTATGGTCCTGAAATGTTATATGTTGAAGATGGGGTACCTAAAGATCTTAAGAATATTCCATTGATTACCGCAGGAATTGGAACATTAATTAATGTTAATCAAGCAGGTCTACAACCAAGTTTGACACCTCATTTTGTTGATTTTGAGATTCCTACAGTTGCTTCGGATGGTAATCAAATAGATATGGAACATGGTTACATTCAACTTAAACTTTCATCAAGTACAATTACTGAGAAATTAACTGTTAATGGTGATGGTTTAATAGGAATATCAAGTCATCTCGGTTATGAAGTTGTTGGTACTGAATTCTTAGATAAACCAGTTGGTTATACCACATATGTTGGAATTGCAACTGGTAAGTGGGGAACTCAAGTTTATGATAGTAATGCAGGAACTGCAAATACTTGCTATTGGGTACATCTTAATGACGTTAATCAATTTAATGGTATTTCAGTTAATGATATTGTTCAGTTGAAAGATCACAGTGCTAACCCTCCTCTTACCTCATATAAATTCATTGTTGAGGAGAAGAATAAATTCGCAGGTATTGGTACTATGAGATTGGCACCAATCAAAGTGTTGAGTAATGATAATGCAGCATTCCCAGTATATTCTGTTGTTGCAAACTCTGGTAATACTTCTAGACCTGCTGATTCTGCTGGAACCTATGAGGTAAGTAATACCACTACAAGTGGATCTGGTACTGGTGCTGAGTTCTCAGTATCTGTTAATGTTGCTGGTGAAGCAACAGTCATTATCACTTCTTGTGGTACTGGATATGTCATTGGTGACACTATCACAATCACTAATGCTAAATTGGGTGGTGTTGCAGGTGGTTCTAATCTCGTATTAACACTTAAATATACAATTGCAGTTACTAGTGGTGCTACTGATGCTAGTAGAACTGCTGGAACCTATGCGGTAACTACTATTACTACAAGTGGATCTGGTACTGGTGCTGAGTTCTCAGTATCTGTTGATAGTGGTGGTAACGCAACACTCACCATTACTTCTTATGGTTCTGGATATGCTACTGGTGATACTATTACAATTGCAGGTAGTCAAATAGGTGGTGGTGCTAATCTCGTATTAAAAGTAGATCCTAATAGTGACAATGTGGTAACTACTTTCAATGAACCTACTAATATCCTCACTAATAATAACACTGGACTGGCTAATGGCCCGAAAGGTGGATATATAAGTATAAAGAAAACATTTGTAATCGCTAAAGGAAGAGTCGGAGTTTCTTAAAAAATGCCAGATAACACCAATGTTAATAATTCTGCAGCAGTAACTGTTGTAGGACGGACTGCTCCAGTACCTCCTGGACAACAAAAGTCTGATAAATCAATTCCTGTTGTAATTGCAAGTGACCAAGCTACAATTCCTGTTGCTGAACAAAATAAAGTTCAGTCAGAAGTTGCTCTTTCTCTCTTAGGTATTCCTAGATCAGAAGTTGCTCTTGGTATTTTTGCAGACGTAAACACTTACGATGTAAACCCAACGGAATGGGCATCAGAACCAGAACAGTTTGGCACATATGATGCAGCTGGTTCTTATAATTTAGTTGGTGGTATTCAAGGTCACGGATTATCTCATATTCCTTTAGAATCTGGTGCTCTTATTGAAGCTCCTGCAGATAAGACTGCTGTACTGACATCAAAAAGATTTTTTAGATATCAGCCTGGTCGTGTTTCTGCTGCTACATTTGGTGTTAAGACGACAACGATAAACGATCCAGGATCAAAATCCAATCTTGATTCTACTGGTGATTATGGATCTAATAATCAAATATACAATGGTAGTGCTTGGGTTAATAAACATAATAATATAGTTGCTAATCCTACTGTTCGTAAATATGGTATATTTGATAAGTACGATGGATATTATTGGGAAACAAGAAATAATGGAAAGGGAGATAATTTTGGTGTAGTAAGAAGAACTCAATCTATTCAGTATGAGAATAAAGTAGACTTTGGAATAGCTGGTAATCAACAATCTCAAGATTATGGAAGAATTAACCCAACAGACCCTAAAGGTGCAAGAGGTTCAGAATCTTTAGGATCTGATAGATTAGTCGTAACTGGAAATACTACTAGTGATCCTACTTCAGAAGGTAGTTTTGCAGAATCAGAAATCCTTCCTCCAGGAGGATTTGAAAGAACTGAACCTTTTGGTGATTTATGTGTTCTTAGGGATAACTTATTGATGGTTCATGGTGGTGTATATGATACCTCTCTATTGCAACCAGAATATAAGAGCACAATATCGGTAACTAATAGTAGTACATTTACACTTAATGATATTGCAGTAAAGTTCACTAATGCTGTTTATGATGAAACTACAGGTTTGATGGTAGTTACTACCGAGGGATCTCACGGATTCCATGATGGTCAGTATCTTACACTATCTGGTATTGCAATGACTTGTAGATATAGTTATGGAACTGATTATAGTACTACTCAACTTAATGCTGCATTTGATGATGGTACTAAAAAATTATATAGTGGTGGAACTGCAATTGATGAAAGTGCTCACGGTACTATTGCAGGTGATAATGAGAAGTTAATTGATAAGTATGTAAAATTATATCCAAATAATAATAAAGAATATAATATTGTTGAAGTAAATTCACCTACTTCATTTACTATTAATGTTGGTGTTTCTACTGTACCTACATTCTATGCAGGTGGTCTAACATATAGACCTTATAATGCTGATGGTACTATTACTGCTGCTAATGCTACTACTTCTCCTGGATGGGCAATACCTCTTTCTGTTGGACAACATGTTTCATATTCAAAAGGATCCAATACTAATGCTATTGGAGGTCTTGTAGATACTCAAATCTTTAGGGTAAAAACTCTTAATTTAAATAATATTAATACTAATGGTAGTGTGAGTGTTACATTATCTACATTTGATGGAACTACAGAATTAGTAGAAGCGGATTTGGCAAATGTAACTGATGGTAATACATGGACAAATCACACCCTAATAACTCCTGTTCCATTCATACAACCATTAAAAGGTACACAAGTTTATAAGTATGCTAGTGCTGCTAATAATATACAAGCAGTAGTGAGTGAATATGGTAAAAATGCTGTACATACAGGAATTTCTAGTGCAACTAATCAAGGAACTGGTACATTCCCATTATTATATAAAGATCCTGCCGATAGTACTAAAGAAGAGGGTTATATCGATACTACACTTGATTTAACTCAATCTAGTGCTAGTGCAACATTTGTAAAACAAGTTAATCAACTTAATAAGTATTATCATAAATGGGTAAACCAAAACGTTGCTAAGGATTATTGGAATGTATATGAATATCGTATTCCACGATCAAGATTTAGTGGAGATAGATTAGACGGGCTTACCGATACTCTTCTCTATAGTGATGCTGTTGGTACTTATAGACCTGGTGATAAAGTTTTAAACACTACCACAGGTGCTGTTGAAGAGGATACTAGTATTTGGAACCTTGAATTTGACAAGGTTACTATGTACAAGATTGAGTTCTCATGGTATGGTGCTGTTGGTGCTCTATTCCTTGCATATGTCCCTGTAAGCAACGGAGAAGCACGTTGGGTACGTGTACACCATTTGAGAGCATCTAACCAGTTGAAGGTCGCTTCTCTGGGTAATGCAACACTACCTATTACCTATATGGTTTATGGTGGAGGTAACCAAGATCGTTTTGGATATCTAAATGATAAGAGACTAAAACTCAGTGATTATACTAGTGCATCTCAGCACATTGTTAAGTATGGTGCTTCATACTATATTGATGGTGGAGATAGAGGTACTGTAAAACTATTCAGTCATTCGACAGACGATGCAATAAATGTATTCGGATCTAAGAGAAACCTTACTGTTGGTAGTGATGCTGGTAAAATAACAATTACTAATACGGCTACTAGTGGTTATACAAACCTTGATGGTCCTCATATTACATATATTCCTAATAGTGGAGATACTGGAATTGCTACAAGTTATTATGTTGGAGCAAAAGTTATTACTGACAATTCTTTAGATCAGAATATTAGAATAGTTTATACTGATGCTGATACTAAGAAGTGTTACTTAAATGCTCCTTTACAAGCAGTTCCTGCTAATGGTACTACAATTAGTATTATAGCTGATCGTCCTACTCCAATTATTGGACTTAAATGTAGAGACTTTATTCAGAGTAGTTTAGGACAGGATGTAAGAAATAGAACACAGGTATATCCAACTAGAATGTCAACTGGATCTGATAAAGTAGTTAAAGTTGATTTCTTGAAGAGTCCCTTATTCCAGACTGAATCTAAAGTAACAAGATCAGGAGCAGCTAATGATGCTGCACCAACTATAGGTGCTTCAGTTAATATTGGTAAGAGAGGAAAACCAACAGCAGTCTCAATACCTGAAGTAATTTATGCTGGTGAACATACTTTTGACACTAGTAGTGGTACTAATGCTATTACTGTTTATGCTTATAATGGTACTACTGTATTAGCTACAAAAACCGTAACTGCTGCTACTTATACTGGAACTGATGCAGGTACTTACAATGTAGGTGGAACTTTAGTTCTGACAATTGGTGCTAATCATGGTTATACTCAATATTCAGGTAGTGGTGGACATCGAATTAAAATTGCACAAGAAACATTAGGATTTAAGTGTACATTGGATGCGACTGCTGCAAGTCCACAAGGTGTTTCTACTAAGTATTATCCTCGTACTACTGACCCTGCTTATGATCAATATTTAGAAATTAAATCAGCAGATCAAAGTGCTGGTACGATTACAGTTAAAGTTGGACAGGCAAGTGCAGAATATATCAGAGATCCTGGTACTGGGGTTTATGGATGGATGAGAGGATATTATAAAAATTCTAGTCCTAAATTACCAATATCCGTCTTAGGATATCTTGAGAATAGAGGACTAAAGAGACAACAAAATATTAGTTCTGGTTCATATTACTTCTCTGCTTTAAATGCAAGTTCTGATGATATTGTTATTACATCTGCAAATGATCCTCTTGTTACAGGTCTTCCATTCTTAGCAGAAAGAAATACTACTCCAAAGGCTGAAGGAGTTCCATATTATTCAGATAATAGTTTTACATTAGCAGATTTATCTTCTGTTAAGATTAATCCAGAGTTGAGATCTCCTATTCCTGGTTCTGGAACTGTTGTTTCTAGTATATTCGCACCTGGATCTGGTGAGAATTATGATTTATCTCCTTTCTTTGATTACAATAAAGAGTATCTTTCATTCCCCCTAACTAATAAAGTTGAGAGTTTGTATATGGTAGGTTCCTCAGAGTCAGTTTATAGTTCAGGTACTGCCCACGCTGCAGTATCTGCAAGTCTAACTTGGGAGGAGCAGTGATCAATGGCAAGTGGCGGTAAGGATATTAAGTTTGGGGATGACAAACGACCAGTTTCTGTTGTCCCTAATGATGAGCAGTTTCTTTATAATAAAGCAAGTGGACAATATTTGACTGATGAGTTTGGTAATAGACTAGTTACTAAAGTTGATACTTATTTTATTGCAGATGCAACGATGGCAAAGGCAACTTCTGTTGCTTTTTTGGAAAAAGATGATAAGTATCCAGTTACAAATTTTAGTCAACTTGCAAGTGGTTTAAATGCTTTATGTGGTAATTATGAAGTAGTTACTGCACTTTATGGAACTACAAATAGACCGATTGTAAAACAAAGGAATGGTACTTTAGTAACTGTTAAACCTACAGTAGGAACATTAGATACTAGTGATAGTGATGTTACTTGGTATGATGGAGATGCAGCAACAGGTCTTACTGAGACTCAAGATACGTCTTCGGAAACTTATACACAAAGAGATTCTTCATTATGTGCTAAATGGCCTGTAATAAGAACTAAAGAAGAACAACCTGGACCTAGAAATAAATTATATTTTGATAACTTAGATTCAGGTAAAGGAATTTATGGATTAGGACTTAAATTTAGTGATAGTTTAAGTAGTGATAGTAGTAATGCTGCAATAGGAGCAGCTTCTACTCAATATTCTAAAATAAATGAAAATCATATTCCAAATGGAACACAAATAACAGAAGTAAGTCATAATTATAGAGTAGTTTTAAGTAATGAGTTAAATATTCAACCACCAGCATTTGGTATTAGACATAATACTTTTATTGATATAAGAAGACCAACAGCAGCAACTAGAAAATCTAATGCTACTTGGAAAGTAGAAGAACAATTTAAAGAAACCAGTGAAGTTAGCACAACATTACTTGGTGTTAATCGTGCAGAAACTCAACTTAGTTTATTTTCCAATGTATCTTCTTATGGATTAGATCCAGATGAGTTTGAAACTTTTAGTTGGAGTTCAACTGGGTATAGTGTATCGGAATGGCAAGATCGTCAAAATAAAGTTTATGGGTCAAGATATAGCACTAAAATTTCAGAGATAACAGAGGAATCTGGTGTTCAGATAGGTTCTTATCCTGTACCTTATACTTATCCTTTTGGACCATTATGGGCTAGATTGGGAGTATATGATGAAGATAAATTTAATACCTATAAAAACTTTATTCAATTAGGTAATGATCTTTATGACTTGTATAGTCATTCTGATTATTCTCATTATCCTTCAGATTGGAAAGATAATTTTTTAGATAAAACTATTACTAAAATTGATATAACAAAAACTCCAAGTGATGTATCATATACTGCAGGATTGTCCATTTCATTTGCACAAATTGATACTTGGACAGACGTTTGGGTTAAACTTGAAAAGGGTGAATTAGCCAATCCAGTAACTGGTTTAGCTATGAATTTTATTGATATTAGAGGTGTTATTCAGAATCATAATAAAGAACATGGTACTTCATTTTATGATACAGGAGAAATATCATATGCTGCAACTACTCTACCAGGATATGGTACAGGTGAAAGGCATTTTACTCAAATGCAATCGAGAAGAGTTTTTAGGTACCAACCAGGTAGAATTAGTGGATTTACATTTGGTGTAAAGGCTAGTGATGAATCTAGAAGTGGATATTTTAATGAATGGGGTATATCGAACCCAACTGATGAGTATACATTTAGAGTTAGATCTGGACAACTTTATATTGTACGTAGAAGTAGTATTCCTTTGGGAGTAGACCTTCTAAGACAAAATGGTCTTAAAGATGATGCAGAAGTACAGGTTCAAAATGATATTAGTGGTCTTAAAGCATCTGGAGATCCATTTAGAGACGAGGAGTACCATTATGTAACAGAAATATCAACTGACTTTTTTAACGGAGATCCTTTGGATGGAAGAGGACGTTCTGAGTATAATATTTCACCTAGTAAAGTTACTATGTGGAAGATTGAATTTGGTTGGTATGGTGCTATTGGTGCTAGATTCTATGCTTACATTCCTGTAGGATCAGGAGATGCAAGATGGGTTGTAATTCATACATTAGTAATTGAAAATAAATTAAAGGAACCTTGTTTACGAGATTCTTATTTTAGAATGATTTATAGAGTTAATGTTACAAATACAAGTACTTTTAGAGAACCACAACAAGTTACTAAGTATGGTGCATCATATTATATTGATGGTGGAGATGAAGGAACAACAACAATATATTCGGGTGATAGTAATGAAACAAAAGTTTCTGGTTTAGGTGAAAGGTCTTTATTAGCTATTAGACCAAAAGATGTGATATCAAATAGTATGGGAGCAGAAATAATCAATAAGAAAATGATAATACCTACACAATTGAATATTACTGCAGGAGCATTGACAAAATTAAGTACTGTAGTTTGTAAAGGATGTCCTGGATTTGGTTATGTTTATACACCAGGAGTAGAAACTGGAACTAACGGTAGAATAATTACTTCTACTGGTGATGCAGTTAGTAATAACAGAAAGGGAATTGTATTTACTTCGGCAAGTCAAATACAAACCTATTCTGAATCTAATAGTATTGATGCAGATTATTTTACTGCTGCTGATATAGGTGCAAAAATTATTGCACCATCTATTAATAACGCTTATATTAAATCATTGGAGGGTAAGACCACTGTTGATCTTGGTAATGGTATTACTGAAGATAGATACGATAGTGCAAATTTAGCAGGTTATTCTCCAGGATTTAAATTTAGTGGTGAACGAAAAGTAGCTGGTTCTTTATATCCAGTACTTGATCAAGTTACTGGTCAATATGTTGAGATTCCTATCGGAAATAATAATGCTGCAAATGTATACCCACATAATATAAGATTAAGTAAACTTACAGGAATCGCAGCATCTCCATATGAATTTACTGGAAGTAAAATAGAAATTCAGTTCTTAAATCCACAAAATGGTGATGATTATGCACATTTTGCAGATTTTTTAATTGGATTGTCTAAATGGAGACCAGTTTTATCAGGAGGTACTAAGTTGTCAAGTACTGGTAATGATGCAGCAGCAGAATTTACTAATTGGACAAAGAATGATATTTTACAAACTACAGTTTCCGAAACTGTAGGAGGTATTAGTAGAAATGTATCGAATCCACCAGAAGGGGAAATAATCTTTGGAGAACATTCTCAAAACTATGCTGCTGTAAATGCATATGGTCAAGAGACAACTGAAGCTTGGGGAGTTCAAAATACTAGAGTTAGGATGGGTATAGATTATAGAATACCAACTGTTTCTAATCCTGGAGGAGGACGTTGTTCAATATTAACTATAGAAACCGAAGAACCACGACCTCAAGATGGAGTAGTATACGTTAGAAATGGTGATATTGATGCTAATGGTAAACCAACATCAGATCAAGTAGGAACAAGACAATTTTTGGTGATGAAAGATCCATTCAGTGTTTGGCCTGATGTTACTTATGATGGAGGTGAATTGGCACTTCAGGAAACTTTAACTATAATTGATCCTCTTGATGGTGAACCTATGAAAATCAACGTACCACAAACTGGATTTTATTATGTTGGTGAACCACAATCATATCAAGAGACAGATCAAACTACAGGTGGTGAGAAAACGTATTGGTATGTAGAATTTAAAAATAATAATAATGATCCTCTTCCTAATGGTAGTGCTAATAGTACACTTATTGAGAGAGTAGATGGTTCTGAACTTGTAGTTGCATATCGTCCAATTAGATCATATTCTGGTAAAGAGTATGGTTCGTCTAGTCCTTCTACAATTGCAAGTAGAAGATTATATGAATTTAATCCATTTCCATTATTTTTAATAATAAAAATGAGAGATAAGGCTGCAGTTAATGGAATTACTGTTAAGGAAACTATAGGTGATACAACTAAAACTATTACACCACCATTATACTTCTTGAAGGAAACTATTAGTGGTACTGAATATAGTAGAGCAACTATTACTAATGCCAGTGGAAATGCAAATAGAAATGAGGCTTCTACTCATTTCGATGAATTGGAAAGATTATCTGCTGGTGAATTGGAAAATCAAAATGAAGCAAAATTGAGATCTGGATATAAAGTTATAGATAATATGTATATTGGTCAAGATGAATCTGAAACTATCGATTTGAGTGATGTTTTTGGTGCAGATAGACAAGCAATAGTACCAGATAATAATAATGTTGAGGCTACATTTTTTATTGCTAAAAGAATTGATGGTACTAATACAGAAACTAATGTAAATATGTCATTAAACTTTAAAGAACAATAATAAATATATAAAAAGATATTAGTATGTCAATTAAGAATCCTAAAATATTTGGTTTAGATGTCAATCAGTATTTTGCTGATGTCTTAGATAAAGATGTAGCATTAAAAAATTTAGGTGTCAATGCATTAGATTTGTCAGTAATATATAAATCTTCAGAAGCAGAGACTCCTGTGGATGCTGCAGATTGGCGTAGTTTTAGTAGTCTCAATACACCTATATGGAAGAAATTAGATAGGTACAGTGGTGATGCTGGTAGGTATGAAGGTTTATTGGATATAAGGGCAGGTATCGATAAAATGCTATTTGGTGACTTAGATGTTAATGGTGTTTTAAGTGGATCTGCAATTAGATATCGTTATTTGAAAGGTGGTGTTACTGGAAGAATTGAAGCAATAAATGCTTCTCATGGTGGTCCTGTTGGCGATTATAATGTGGGAACCTATACTAATGTTTATGCATATGAACAAGTTTCTGTATATGTCACTTCATCTGCTAGTCATTATTCAAGTGCTAGTATAACAGTGCAACCAGGCTTGGTACACGATTATGAATCCACTAATCCAAATCCTGGTGGTGCTACTGATCACTTTTGTGTGCAAACGGCATATCCAATAACTTTTACAAATGCTCATAGAGTAAAGATTGATTCTGATTCATACTCTGTTCCTGGCAGAGTATTAAAAATAGATGATACTGATAATGGTGGTACTCCTGATGGAGATTATAATGATTTAACAGTGCGTGTGAATAAAGGACGTTTCTTTTCTGCTACTGGTGCTATACTTGATATAGACCCTGATGTAACCACTGTTTACTATATACTAGATAGAGAAGATGAAATACCAGGAGATGGAAAGGCTACTTTTGATGTTGTAGTTGATGTTGATGGTGGTAGTGCTAATGTTAATGTAACGGTAAATAATAAAGGAAGTGGTTATAGTGTTGGTGATGCAATAAAATTGTTGGGTACTATGACTGGTGTACCAGTAGAGCTGAATATGACGGTTACTGATACTAGTGATGATCCTTTTCGTGTTGCACTTGCAGACATCTCAACTTCACGAGTTAGTGCTTGGAGTTCTTCTGATGGTAGAGCAAATAGTCAGAATCTTAATATTCAAAGATTAGCTAGAATATCTTATGGTTCAAGAATACAAATAAAATATAATTCTGGTGCAGATAGAGGTTTATTGAGATTTGGAGAACAGGCATCATCTACAGCCGATCCACAAGAGACTGATGAAATTGCTGAAATTACCTATACTAGTACAAGTGGTGCTAGTGGAAGAAGATTACAGACCACATTAACTCCAACGCAAGTTGAATTTCCATCTGAAATTCCTACTTCTAAGATTAAAATTCATCTTGATGGAGAAGTTCGCTATCTTTATGCAATGAAAGGTATTCCACTTGCATTTAGGGGATTTTTTAGAAGTTTGGATAATGTTAACTGTACTGTTAATACTATTTCTGCTGATGGTAATACCATAGCACCTAGTTGGAAAGTAGTTAGAACTGATGATAGAAATAGTTATTCTAATTATAAAAATTCTTTAAGTATACCAAGATATCGAACTTCTAGATCTAGAGAAAGATTTATTGAACTTTATTATCCTGCGGATGAAATTACATCAATTCGACTTGTATCTGCTAATATTGAAGAGTTGCCTGTTGCTAAATTTAGCCAATTAACTTCTTTTTCGTTAAATAATAATAATATTTCTAATTTTTCTAATTTTAATAGTATAACTCCTGCATTACAAGTTTTAGATATTTCTACTAATCCTCTTCATTTAAGTGAAACTAGATCAGAAAGGATATTGACGCAGGAAATTACGAATAAGATGCCAATTACGATGAAAGAAATATATATGGGTAGAACTTTCAATGGATCTATAGAAAGAAATATATTTGTAGATCGTTTTCCTGAACTAACGACTTTGAGTTTTTATAGGGGTGGTGGTCAAAGTTTTTATCCTGATGATAATGATAGGAATTCTAGTAATAGTGCGACTGCTACATTACCCAATGTTCCTAAAACTATAATAAATTTCAATGCTCGTAATAATAGTTTTCGTAGAATCGATGTAACTGGTACTAATACTACAGATACTGCAACTTTTACTTTTACTGGAAATTATGAAAATGGTAAGGATGTAATATATAATTGTAGTGGAAATACTTATAAATTAGCACCTGGTGCTGTACTTTCAAATACAGGTAGTGACACAGGAATACCATCTAATACAAGAGTAATAAGAATAAAAGGTAATATAGTAACGGTAGATAAGAATTTTACTGCTGATCAAAAAGGCAGTGTGGTAACTATTACTGTTGCTGTACAGAAACAGGATGACACCAGACAAGTTTATAGAGATGGATCGTGGGTTAGTACTAGTACTGGTAGATATTCTATTATGAATTTACCAGATTTAGAAACTCTTGACATTTATAATAATTATTATCTTAGTTCTGACACTACTTTTGAATTACAGAGTATGAATCTCAAAACCATCGATATGGGACATACAGGACTAGAAATGCCAACTATACCAAATAGATTAAACTTAACTCATTTTCTTAATCAATATAATTATACTACTACTTCATTCTTTACGAGTCAGAATACTTCTGGTACTACTGATGGAAAACATACTGGATATAAACTTGCAGGTTGTAGTGCTTTGCAAGAAATACGTTGCTATGCTTCTCGTCTAACTGGTCCTATTCCTTCTTTTAGTAGTAATTCTAACCTGAGATATGTTGATATTCGTGGTACTCGTATAACTGGTGGAGATCCAAATGTAGCCACTGCAGATCAAAACCATGTAATAAGTGCTTCAACCTTTAGTCAATGTGCAAAATTAGAGACTTTTTATTTTTCGAGCACAACTTTTGCTAAAGGTAATAATACAAGTGATCCAATTGAAGATGGAATACATCAAAATGCATTTTTAGATACAATTGAAATGAGGAATCTATTGATTAATTCTAATTATCAAATTAGTGGTAGATTACCAATATTTACTACAATGACAAAAATAAGATATTTGTATCTTAACTCTAATAGATTTACAGGACCACTACCAACATTCTCTTCCAATAGGCAACTTGATTACATATATCTACATAATAATGAGTTATATGGAACTATACCACCTTTTACTGATTTAACATCATTGAGAAGACTATATCTTCACCAAAATAGAAGAGGAGATAGCACTGGATTTACTAAATTATCTGAGTTTAGTAATTTGAGTAATCTAGATATATTCTATTGCCATTATAATAGTATAGAAGATGATATTCCTAACTTCGGTGGATGTCCTAGAGTAAGATATATTGCACTATATAATAATAAGTTTGATAGGTATACAGAAGGTTCAATTGCTTCTCTTACTCGATTGAGGTATTTTGACGTTACTAATAATCAATTACCTGCTGGAGAATTAGAGAAAATTATTGCAGATGCTCTTGCTAGTTATAATGCAAGTAATAGAGGTGGAGTTACAATAGATATGAGAAATAATTATATTAATGGTAATTCAGATAATAATGCACCACAACAACACCTTGCAATTAGCGAAGAGTCTTTAGAAATTGTTACTTTCTTAAAAACACAAGCTAATTGGAATATTCCAGGATACAACTAAAATGTCTAAAGTACCGATACAGAATCAAGGATTTAGAATAGATCTTAATTTACAAGAATCTAATGATGATGATGCTGCGTGGGATAATTTATATAATCCTGGCATTTCAAAAGATCTTTCAATACTTGTCAATAACTTAAGGAATACGTCTATATTGGGACCAGGTAATACACCTCCACTAGTAATTACTCTTACTACCAATGAAACTAATGATGCAAATTATGAAGTGAATAATGTAAATACTAAAGCACCACATTTTTTTACATCCAATAAAAGTCGAAAAGTTACTAATAGTATTATTTTAACAAGTAATGATAAAAGTATATTAACTGGAATTGGTACTAATTATGCAGTAACAACTCAAGCAACTAGAGGAACAGCAACTATTAATGCAGCAGGAGTTTGGGAGTATGAACCAAATAATAATGAAGATGGAATTGTTAATAAAGAAGATTCATTTACTGTTACAATTGCAGATAATTCTGAAAATACATTATCAAAGGTTATTACTACATATATTTCAGAATGGGAATTAACTGATAGTACATTTACGAATGATGATACTATACAAGTTAATGAAGAAATTACTTTTAATATTGGAGATAGAAGTGGTAATGGTTCTGGTACTGTAGGTAGTCTTGCTACTGAGACTTTAATTCCCAATAAAGATTATTATGTTTGTAGTTCTAATGCAAGAAATGCTTTTAAAATTTCGACTACACCTTCTGGTGATGCTGTTGGAGTTAGTACCATACCAATAATTTCAGTAAATTCAAATAATGGATCTTTTACTTCAACATTTGGGTTTATTCGTAAAGATGGAGTAACTGCACCAAATCTTACTGCATTCATAAAACCAGAAATATTAGATGAAAATTTTAGTTATTTGGGTGATACTGGAATAAATGGTAGTTTTAGTAATAATGTGACTGCTTATGAATATTCTGAGTTTTTAATAGAAAAGAAATATAAAACTAATAAAGATATATTAAGTGATAGAGATGTTAAATTTGAAGGATCAGTAAGAGTTAAAGATCCTCAAGGGTATAATGATGGTGCAACTGCTTTAAATGCAACGAAAGATGACAATGTAACTCCAGATAGTCCTGGTATTTTTATTGGAGATACTCGTGCATTCTCTACAGATAATAACCCTTGGCAAAAAAGTAGTACCACGCCTAACACCCTGTATTATAATCTTTTTTCAACACTTTCTCATTCCGATGAATTTACTATCGGTGATTTAGAGTTTGGTGGAGTAACTAATGATTCTGGTGTAGTTACAGCTGGACAAATTAAAATAAAGGGACTTAGTGCTGAGATTGTAGATATTACTGCTAGTGATAGCAAATTAGTGAATAAACTTAGTGGCAGTAACCCAAATGTTTATAAATTTCCAATGATAATAAATGGAGAAACGTATTATATTCTTGTAGAAAGAGAATGAATAACTTAAGTACTTACAAACAATCTATAAGTATTGCCATCTCCTGCTTTAAATCTAATTCTTTTATCTAGGAGTGTACCTAACAAATCATCATAATCAACTGAAGGAGGTTCTACTATTTCAGTTGATGGAAGAATAGTTGCTCTTATATTATCAAATATAACATTACCAGAAAGAACATCTAGAGTTTCGTGATTTTCTACAGTCACCATTCCATCATCGGTTGATGCGAATGGTGGTGCAGTGTCTTTTGGTGGACAACATAATGATTTGTCTTCAGTACCAGTATCAGCAGTTACTGTAAAGTTATTTCCTGCTTTAATTAATTTTGCTGTTGCAGTACTTAAGTTTAGAGTTCTACTTCCACTCTTAGATGCAGTAGTACCAGAAGCAAAGTAATATCCAAGAACTCTGTTGCTATTATTGGGTATTGAATTCCATGCTGCCTGTGATACTCCAGCTGTAGAAAATGTAATACTTGTACTACCTTCTGGAATGTCATCTTCTACAGTTAGGCAAATGTTCTGGTCTGAATCAGTACTTGGTTCACAAAATGCAAGCATAGAATCATTAATCAATCCCTGGTAATCATAAACGTAATAAGGTTTATTGGTAAGATTACCTCCCGTAGTATTTGCCGTTACTACGACTGTAGTAGCAGTAGTTGGTCTAACATCTATTTGAGTATTGATCGGTAAATGTTCACCTACAACTATCATTTTTTTCTTTAATTCATCATCTTGATTTGGATCATTATTACCAGTTGGAGTATTAGCTTTTAATGTTAAAGTGTTACTGTTGTTATGATCTGCAACAAATCTTTTTATATGTCCACGATGCTCAATAATTTTAAATGTTGCTGAACCAGTAGCTAAAAATGGAGAAGATAATATAATACTACTATTTGCAATAACTTCTACAATTCTTGTTTTGTCTGCAATATATTTGGTTCCAGTTGCTCCACTTGTTGCCCAACTATGATCATATATGTAGTTTCCAACTTCTATTCCAGTAGTATTATCTATTGCCATAGAACTTGAATTTTGTGCAACTTCTTTTGTATCTGTCCAAACTTCTATTTTTTTGTAAGGATATTTTTTTCCATTAACTGTAGTACTATCATAATCATTTGTTAATGTTAAGTTTATTGGATCATATCTTCCGTCTATTTTTTTAGTTGTTTTTATGCTAGTGTAATTTGCGTGAGTTGTTCCTCCAGTAGTTCCCCCACCAAATAAAATGGAAGCATCCAAAAATTTATTAAAGGATCCTTTTTCTTTCTCACTAAAATCATAAGTTAAATTATATAATTTTTTATAATTTAATTCACTTTGACCTCCACCGTTAGGTATAGATTCAACTATATTCATAAATCTATTACTTTTATTTGAATCCCAAATTTGGGGAGTAAAATATCTAAATTTAATTCTATATGGAGTTCCTGCAGTTAGAGGATAATCAATTTTCCATGTAGCAGATGTGGATTGGTTGGTTTCTTGTACAAATTTAATGTCTTGAGCACCAGAAGAAGTATTAGATAATGCATTTTTAACTGGACTATTGTTTGTACTTCCATCAACTAGTGTTGTATCTAGTGTTATTCTTCCATTAGCTGTATCATACTCTGATACTTTAGCACCATCGTTACCACCTTCAATATAACTACCATTTATGCAAGTCATTCCAGCAGCAACTTTATTATAATCTGATGCATTAACTATTTGTAGAACTGTACCAGTAGCATTATTAGTATCTACATAACGATAACAAGAAATATTTACTTCTGGTCTTATGAAAGCATAATTTTTATATATTGTGTTATGAGTATCACTCCTTTGTGCATTATATGCTCCACCTGGTGCCGTATCCCAGTCAGTATTTGGTTGAAATGCATTAGTATAATCAATTTTTTGGAAATCAAATGTCCAACATCCAGTAGTACCTACAGTAAAACTATGATTTCCTGTTCCAGTCGGAACATAATAACCTTCCCATTCTATTCCACCGTTTACAGATGCAGATTTTTCATGTAGTTTTCTATCCCATGCAAATTGTCCTCTTTCCCAGAATTGATCTTCTGCAAATGGTTCAGTACCACTTATCCACATACCTGTATTGATAGTTGGATCAGTTGGGATTGGCTCTGCTACTTGATCAAAATCATAATATTTTACATTAGGTCCATCTCCACCAAATATTCTTGGTGTTCCTGCATAAGTTTCACTTAAATCTAATCTATTTTGATATGAAACATATGGTGTTAATGGTGTTGTAACTCCATCTGAAGTAGTAGTTTCTTCTGCACTTCCACCTACTTCCAAAAATGTACTACTTTCAAGACCTTGGGCATACATGCCCTTTATTACTCCTAAGTCTTCTGCTTTAAATTCTGTTCCAGATTGTATATCATTTAATACATTAGTTAATGCTAATGTTTGATTGTTTAAATCGCCAAGATCATTATCTCTTCTTAATCCAAATTTTTGGTATATCTTTAGAGCCATTTTGACTTTTTTTACTATTTAGTCTATAATATATAAAGAACTAGTTTAAATTTTTACTAATTAAAATGAAAAAAGATGAAATGTTAAGTGATCTTACTAAACAACAGGAAGATCTTAAAAAAGAATTGATTGAAATGGAAAAATCTTTTAATTTAAAGAAAGAGCAGTTTATCCGTATTCAAGGAGCAATTGAAGCGTTAACTATTTTAGATGGCAATAAAGAAGAAGAGGAATCCTAACTACGATAAATAAAAAGAGGCTTATATAAGTCTCTTTTTAGGTATATACCGATTTAATAAATGGCTACGAAGTTTAGGTTAAGGAGATCTGCCACAGCAGATAAAAGGCCAATAGAATCAGATTTATTATTAGGAGAATTAGCTCTTAATACGTATGATGGTCGTTTATATACTAAAAGGGATACAAATAATGTAGGAATAGCAGATACTGCAGCATTACTTACTCCCTGGACAGAGAATTTTGGTGGAGGATCAATACATTATAGTGGCAATAAGAAGGTAGGTATCGGAAGTGAAATACCAGCAAAAACTTTAGATGTTTGGAATACAAGTGGTCCTGCTGATTTAAGATTAAAGACAACTGCTAATTCATTTAATTCTTTTACATTTGATTCTGCAAGACAAAAAGATACTCAGTTTGCAATTATAGATGGAAAATGGAATGGAAATTCTGTAGCTAGAATTCAATATGTAACTGGTAGTGATGATACAAATTATGATGATGGTTTTATGGCATTCCACACTAGAACCAGTGGAGCAAGTTTAGCAGAAGCACTTCGCATCACATCGTCAGGTGTATTAAAACTTACAGGACAATCAACTTCTTTTGAGACAGCAGGACTTACACATCATACAAATAATAATTTGTATATTAGAGGTGGAACAACTGGTGCTATACTTCAATCAGTTGATGGTCAGGAAGCATTCATAGTTCAAAATACTTATGTTGCTGCATCTACAGGTGATGTAGAAAGACTTCGCATCGACTCAAGTGGATATGTTGGTATTAATACCACTGTAATGTCTAATTCTGAAAGAGTTGCAGTTCGACTTAATGATGATGATCTATTTGAACTTAGGTCTCATGCACAAGAATTATTTCAAGTATGGAAAGAAGGTAGTACTGAAGAATGTAGATTAAATCTTAAACATAATGGATCAACTAAGATTCATCTTAGAGGAAATGGAAAATCATATTTTAATGGTGGTAATGTTGGTATCGGATCTGAAATACCTGATTATATGTTGGATGTTTCTGGTGCAATAAATAGTGAAACAGACGTTAAAGTGGGTGGTGTTAGTGTATCAGAAACAGCACTTAATGATGCAGTCGCAATGGCAATCGCTCTAGGATAAACATGGCAAATACTTTTAAATTAAAAACGAAAAATAATGTAGGTACTGCAACATCAAATGTTTATGTTGTACCTAGTAGTCCCGCTACAACGACAGTTGTTATTGGAGTAACTCTTGCAAATACCTCTGGTAGTTCAATCAATGTTGGATTGGGAATAACTAGAGCATCCACAGATGATATTAGTTTGATGAAAAATGTTCCTTTACCGTATGGATCATCTTTGGAGTTTATGCAAGGAAATAAAATAGTACTAGAATCAACAGATACACTTACAGCAGTCAGTGATACTAATAGCACTCTTGATGTAGCACTCACGATAATGGAAATTACCTAATATGGCACTTACTAAGGTTACTGGTGGCGTAGTATCACCAACTTCGGATTATACAATTAGAAATGTAACTGGTGTAGCAGCAACATTTACAGGTAATGTGAGTATTGGTGGGACATTAACATATGACGATGTAACTAATATAGATTCTGTTGGTATTGTAACAGCAAGAACAGGTATTAAAGTACTTGCTGGTGGTATTGATGTAACTGGTAATAGTGAATTTAGTGCAGTAGTAGATGTTGCTGGTGATTTAGCTATTGCTGATACGATAAGACATATAGGTGATAGTAATACAAAGATAAGATTCCCTTCTGTTGATACATTTACAGTAGAAACAGCAGGTTCAGAAAGACTTCGCATCCTATCTGGTGGTGGTGTCGGAATTGGACAATCAATATATCATTTGGGGGATGATGATACTTGGATGGGTTTTCCTGGAGATAATTTATTTAAAATAGCAACAGGTGGTAGCACAAGAATCTATATTGATAGTGCTGGATTAGTTTGGAATAGAAAGGATACTAGTGGTGTTTCGACTACCACAATGCTTTTAAATCATGCGTCTAATGCGAGTGGTAATGGGGTAAGTCTAGCATTTGCACCTACACAGAATTATCCTTCAAGATATTCATCTATTGAGGTGGTGCAAGATGGAAATAATAATATGGATATGTTGTTTAAGACAACAGATGCTAATATAAATGAACACGCAAAAGAAAGACTTCGTATTCATTCAAATGGTGCGATATCTGCAGGAGTTGATAATGATGCATATGAATTAACTGTACAAGGTAAAACTGGTGGAGCACCTACTCTATGGTTAAGAGATGGAACGACTACTGGTAATCCTAGAATTATTTTTGGTGATACTGGTGGTGCTGCTATGGGTGGTATTTACTATAAAAATAATGGTGATAGTCTGAATTTTTATACTAATGGAAATGTATCTACTGGTGATGAAAGACTTACAATATTATCTGGGGGTAATGTTGGTGTCGGAACTAATAATCCAACATCTTTATTCCATATGTCAGGGTCAGCACCAAGAATTACATTAACTGATACTGCTGGAACAGATGATTATGCAAAAATATTTTCAACAGGTGGAGCATTATATTTCCAACAGAGAGATACTAATTCTCATGGAAATATTGTCTTTAGAACAGAAGATAACTCTGGAGCAAAAGAAAGACTTCGCATCGACTCATCAGGAAGAACATTAATTGGTCACACTGCTAATTTATCAGAGGGTTGTCTATTACAAGTAGCAAGAGGAAACGATAATACGGTTGAACTTTTTGGATTTTCTAATAATGTAAATGGTGCAAGAATTAATTTTACAAAATCAAGAAATGCAACTATAGGAACAAATACAATTGTTCAGGATGGAGATACAATAGGAGAACTACACTTTAGAGCTGCAAATGGTGATGGTCAGTATTACAGAGTAGCAGCAATAGAAGCAGAGATGGATGGAGGTGTAGGTATAAGTTCTGTTCCAGGTAGACTTATCTTCTCAACTACAGCAGCTGGTGCAACTAGTCAATCAGAAAGACTTCGCATTACATCAGCTGGATTAGTAAAAATAGATGGAGCAAGTCCTGTTGCTGGCACTAATGGACAAAACGCATTACTTCAAGTAAAATCTACATCACAATACGATGGATTATTATTAGGTCACGGATATGGATATGGAACGATTGGAACAAATAATGCAGGTGCTTTAATTTATACTGGTAATGCTAGTCCTGCAAATTTAGGTGGAACTGAAACAAGAATGCATGAATGGTGGTCAGGTACTGCTGGTGGAGGTGGACCTAACCGATTAATGGTATTAACTACCAGTGGCAATTTAGGTATCGGAACTGATGCTCCTGGTGTATTACTTGATGTTCAGCATCATGCTGGTAGTGCAGCTCAATCAATAATAAGAAATAAGGCAACAGCCGCAAATGCATCAACATTTGTACGAGCAGAAGATAGTGTTGGTACTTATATTGGTCTCTTAAAATATGGAACAGGCCATGCAGCATACGGTGCATTAGGTGCTGGTGATGGTGCCTTATATGCTAATAGTGGTGGTGGAAATGCTGCTAATATAACCATAATGGCAGATAGTTCCACAGGTTATATAAACTTTGCAACTGGTGGAAATACAGAAAGACTTCGCATTACATCAAGTGGTGATGTATCCATAAGTGGTGATGGAACTGTTCATGGTATTTCTAAATTAACCATATTACCTGCGAATAGAACAACAGCATTTGATGCAGCTGATGGAGATACTTGGCACGATGTTGTTCTAAAACAAACTGGAGATGCTGCAACTAATGCAGTAGGTATTGCTTTTGAAGTTTCAGCAGATGCTTATCATAAGAATGCTGGAACTGGTATTGCAGCAGTTAAGCAAGGAACTGATAGTGATTATGGTTCTGATTTAGTATTCATTACAAGAGGTCAGAGTGTAGCTGCATCAGAAAAACTTCGCATTACATCAGATGGTCATCTTGAACCTAGTGATAACACTACTTACACTTGTGGAACTTCATCAAAGAGATGGAGTGCTGTCAAGACAAATGTAGTTGATGCTACCTCTTATGCATCAGTTGGTTCAATTGTTGCTGCTGATCCTGGATCTGCTTATTATGCATATAATAATAGAATTGGATCTGGTTTAGCAATTGTTGGTACTACTAGAATGTTTGGTTCTGTTGGTATAAACACTGCTACTCCTACTTCTCAATTAGCTTTCTTAGCAAAAAGAGCTACGCAGACAACACCACCTATCTGTTTCCAGACTGCTTATGGAACTGGTTTAGCAGACGCTGCAATATCAACTACTGATGATACTGGTGGTACTGATATAATGATGGGTTCCAATGTGTATATGGGACAGAATGGTGCATTTGTTAGGTATATGTCTGGTT